CTACCCCTGCGCTGCTGTATGGAAACCCCTGACATGCACAACAGGAGACTAAAAAGGATTTACTCCCCCTATCATGCACAACACCAAGTCAGAATGATTAGACTTCTCACCCATATCATGCACAACAGGAAGTTAAAAAGGCCGGATGTTATTTCTCTGGGAGTTACTTTAAGTTTCGCAGGAAAACGGATTGTTGGCATTGGAACTGAATTGCGTGTATAAACGGGACATTGGAGGTGAGCAAATGCCTGATAAGAAACCCGCTTTGAAAAAATCAGAAAAAAAATCCGGGAATAATTCTGAAAATGATCTGTCGGTTGTGGACGACCGGCGGTTGAAGGATATTCAGGATTACGGGGATAAGAAGAAAGCCCTGCAGAAGCGCAACAACACGGTCAGGAGCCCGATTCCGAGAATCACTTCGGAGTTGGTGAGGACCAGCGTGGGGAGTGGGCGGAAGAAGAAATACACCCCTACCCGGATGAAGAACGAGATCAATAAATATTTCGAGTGGTGCGAGGAACAGGACGAGATCCCGAGTATTAAGGGGTTGATGATCCATCTCAACATGTACAAGGATATGTTTTATCGCTACCGGGATTACCCGCAGTTCACGGCGATTATGGAACACACCCAGTTGATTATCAAAAATTGGTGTGAGAACGACGTCTACAAGACGCCAGGACAGGCCGCCGGCAAACTGCGTTACATGCAGAACATTCACGACTGGACGGAGAAGATCGAGACCAAAAACCAGACGGAGGTGCGGACCATTTCGGTGGATGAGGCGAGGAGCAAGATTGAGATGTTGGCGCCGAAGCTGTTGGAGCTTCTTGGCAAACCGGATTTATTGAAACAGCTGGCCAGCCGGGAGCAGACGGTCGAGGCCGAAGTGGTGAAGGAGGACAGATGAAAGCGGAATTGGTTCAATTCGGCGTCTTCAAGGTGCCGAAAGAAAAATTGCCGGCGGCGATCGGCGTCTTTGAATTGAAGGGGCGAGGGGCGGACAGCCACCCTGTTACCGGGATCAGCTTCAAGGTCCACTTTGACATCGACACTTTGGACCGCGAAGGATTTCTGCTTGACCTGCGGAACCAGGTGGCGGCTGACATGAAGATCATTCCAGCGGACGTGGTCTTCGATGAAGAGAAGGTTTTGATTGAAATGCGCATGTTCAAGTGGAGCCGTTGACGTGAGCCATCTGGACGAACTGACCCGATCGCTGGTGGCGGTTTACAGCAAGGGCCTGAACGCCGACGAACAGGAAGAGCTGATCGAGGCATTGGAAGTCCTGGCCGACGAACAGAAATATAACAAGGCCGCCAACTACTACCCGGATGAAGGCCTACTGCGCCGTGAGCTCTACCCGAAACAAATCAACTTCTTCGCCGCCGGGGCGGACTTCACCGAGCGGGCTTTTATCGCCGCGAATCAGATCGGAAAGAGCGAAGCTGGTGCCTACGAGGCTCGCTGCCATGCCACCGGCAAATATCCCCACTGGTGGAAGGGGAAGCGCTTCAACCACCCGACTATCGGCTGGGTCGGGGGCGACACGGCGACCACGGTGCGAGACATTATTCAGGTCAAGCTGGTCGGCCCGGACATTAACGACATGGGCAGCGGCATGCTCTCCCGGGAAGACATTATCGTCGAGGACTGCAAAACCCGCCGCAACGTACCGGAAGCGCTTGAAATCATCAAGGTCCGGCATATCACCGGCGGAGTCAGCACCATCGTGCTCAAGACCTACGAGCAGGGGCGCAAGACCTGGCAGGGTACGGTCATCGACTGGATCTGGGTCGACGAAGAGTGCCCGGAAGACGTCTACGGCGAAGCCCTTATCCGCCTGGTAAACTCGGGCGGGCTTATTTTTACCACCTTCACCCCGTTGCAGGGGGTCACCCCCCTGGTCCTCTCCTTTTTGGATAATTCCCAGGACACCGACGTCGAGCACCCGAAGTATGTCGGCGTCTGCACCTGGGACGACGTTCCCCATATTTCGGAAGAGACCAAAAAAAAGATCCTGGCCAGTACCCCGCCGCAGCTGCGCGACGCGCGAACCCGAGGTGTACCGACAGTCGGCGCCGGCATGGTCTACCCGGTCGACCCAGAGAACCTGGCAGTCGACGACTTCGTCGTTCCGCATCACTACAAGCGGCTTTACGCCCTGGACGTCGGCTGGAACATGACCGCGGCGCTATGGGGCGCATGGGACATCGACAACGACATCATCTACCTGATTTCCGAGCACCGGCAGGGGATGGCCGAGCCGATCATTCACGCCAAGGCGATCAAGGCGCGCGGTAAACAGAAGGGAGTCATCGACCCGGCCGCCAGAGGACGCTCCCAGAAGGACGGCGAGCGGCTTTATGACATCTACACCAAACCTGAGCCGGAAGGGTGTGGCCTGAACCTGTTTCTGGCCAACAACGCAGTGGAATCCGGAATCTTCGACGTCTACGAGCGGATGACCACCGGCCGCCTGAAAATCTTCCGATCGCTCTCCAACCTGCAGCGCGAGCTTTCGCTCTACCACCGCGATGAAAACGGCCAGATCGTCAAGAAGAACGACCACCTGATGGACGACATGCGCTACCTTGTCAACGCCCCCGCTTACCTGTGGGATTATCTGGTCAACCCGCTGCAGAAAAGGCAGGTCGTCGATTTCAAATCCAAGATGCGAGGATGCGTCTAACCAGCCAAGGAGGAAACAATGGCAAATCCGATGGAGAAATTACAGAAGGGCCTGAAGAGCATGGCCCAGCCGAAGAGGGACAAGAAAGAAGAGGAAAGCAAGCCTTGCGAGTACTATGAGGGAAACCCGTATCCCTACGGCCTGCGGATCGACCTCAGCAACGACTCGATAACAGCGCTTGGGCTGGACGCCTCCGACTTTACTGCCGGCGGAACCGTCATGTTGGTAGCCAAGTGCGACGTGACCAGCATACGCATCGAGGACCGCGTGAAAATCGACGGTAAGGAGAGTAAGACACAGTCGGTGGATCTGCAGATCACCGATCTGTCCGTCATCAAGGAGGAGGCGCAGTAGTCATGGAGACCGTTACTCCGCCCAAGACCGCCGACCCGGCCGGCGACCGCGCCTTTCTCGAAGAAAAACTCGGCAAAGACCAGAACAAAGTCATTTCCCGGCTTTCGGACCATGTGCATGCGGTCTTCACGCGCAACGCCAAGGATTTCAAACCGATCAGGCGGGAGATGATCGCTTCCCTACAGCGCTGCCGCGGCGAATACCCGGCCGCCAAGCTGCAAGACATCAAGAACTTCGGCGGCAGTGAAGCGTTCGTCCGGGTTGGCGAGGCCAAGGCCCGGGCCGCGGTCGGCTGGATCAAGGAAATTTACACGGTCGACAGCCCGTTCAGCTTCGAGCCGACCCCAATTCCCGAACTGCCCGACGAAACCCTGCAGGGGACCATCGCCGAGACCAGGCGGGAGGCAGAGACCATCGAAATACAGCTGGCCCAGAGTGGAGCGGTTATCGACCCGGAAGAATTGGCTTCCCTGGTCAACGATTATTACTACGAGCGGCTGGACGTCGCGCGCAAGGAGTTGAAAAAAACTGCCAAGGAGCGCTGCAGCCGGGCGCAGCAGGCGGTCAGGGATCAGAATGCGGAAGGCGGCTGGGACGAAGCCTTCAAGGATTTCCTTTATTACTTCGTCCGCGTGCATTACAGCGTCATTAAGGGCCCGGTCCTGACCAAGAAGAAGAAAAATGTCTGGGCGCCCGGGCCGGAAGGCGGCGTCGAGTTCACCGTCAAGGAAGAACTCGGCAACGAGGTCTATTGCGCCTCGCCGTTCAATATTTTGCCGACCAAGGGCAGCCGGACAGTCAACGACGGCGACATCGTCGAGATCCACGAGCTGACCCGGCAGGCGATCAGCAACCTGATCGGCGTCCCCGGTTACAACGACGATAAGGTCCGCCAGGTGCTCGCCGAGTATGACGCCAAGAAGCTCAAGGGCAAGTGGTTCACCCTCGAAGACGAGGAGCAGGTCAAGGAAGTCGAGAAGGAAAAGCGTAAATCGAAGATCAGCGAGACCGGCAGCATTGAAACCAAGATCCGCGCCCTGGAATTCTACGGCACCATCGCTGGTTCCATGCTGCTCGAATGGGCGGGGGACAAGGCGGAAGAACTTGGCCTTGCCGAAGTGCAGGCCAGCTCGGAGTACCAGGTCAACTGCTGGAAGATCGGCGACCACATCATCAAGGCGGTCATCAACCCTGACAGCTTGGGCCGCAAACCCTACCACATCAGCTCATGGGCGAAGAACCCGGCCTGGCTGGTCGGCGAAGGGATGATCGAGTTCTCCGCGGTCGTCGAGGATGCGATCAACGCCGTGGTCAGGGCCCTGCTCAATAATATCGGCATCGCCTCCGGCCCGATGGTGGAAGAAGATAAGGACCGGATTCCGGAAGACACCCCGGTTTATCCGTGGAAGAAATTCAGATCGACCACCCACCAGATGAAGAACAACATCCCCGCCGTCAATTTCTACCAGCCGCAGATGCACGCTCAGGAACTGATCTCCGTCTACACCTTCCTGTCGCGGGTGCTGGATGAAATGACGGTTCCCGCCTACGCCCAGGGCGCCAGTCAATCCGGGGTCACTACCGGAACCGCCAGCGTCGCCACCCAGCTCTTCGCCATGGCCGCCCGCTCGATAAAGGCGGTGGTCGCCAACATCGACGACGACATTATTGTCTCTTATCACAAGATGGCCTACGACTTCACCATGAAGTTCAGCGACGATGAAAGTGTCAAGGGAGACGCCAACGTCATCGCCAAGGGTGTCAAGCGGCTGCAGGAGAAGGAGGAACAGGCGCAGCGCAAGGTTGAGTATCTTCAGGCGGTGTCGAACCCGGTGCTGATGGAAATCCTCGGCGCCGAAAACATGGGGGCACTGCTCGCCCAGATCGCCAAGTCGAACAGTATCGATCTTCCCGATGTGGGCCGACTCGACGGGAGTACCGACGTCACCGCCCGTGTTCAGCAGATGATCATGCAGATGGCCGGCGGCGATCCAAACCAAGAACAGGGGCAGATCGCCAAGGGCGGCGGCGCTCCAACCAAGCCGGTCGGGGTTAACCCTGACGGCTCAAAAGCGGGAGTGGTAAATGGCTGATTTTATTGCAGATGAAGAACGACGCAGGCGAATGCTGGCGCGTATTGTCGCCAGCGCCGACGGGCCCGACCTGATCGGGTATCTTGGAGAATTGTCGGAGCAGAACTACAAGGCGTTCAAGATGGACGGCGCCGAAATGAACGAGTTTCACAAGGGCTACGCTTTTGCTATTGACAACCTGTTGGAATTGCTTAGAGAATGTGCAAAACCGATTTCAACCCCGAGAGAACCGAGTTTCGGTTGATATGGAGCTGCAATGCTGAAGGGCGACGCCACTGAGATCAACAAGACGTTGGAGGACGGCGGGACCGTCGTTTTCCATTGTGACGCAGGGAAGGTCAAGTCGGCCAAGCGGGTTTTCACCGTCGGCGCCGGGACCGTCAAGGATCTTCTCGACATCATCAAACGGGAGCGGCCGCTGTTCAAAGGCAACGTCTCCATGACGCGCAACTGCAGGATCGGCTACCAGGCCGAAATCGAAGAGTTCATCAAAATCTAAGCGTCGCCTCCCCGAGCGGGGGCGTGGATTGAAACATCAAGAGCTAAACGACAACAAAATATTTGGCTAACCTGAACCAAGGGGCCGTAGTGTAAAGGGATTTTCCCTTTGCCTGCGGCCCTTTTTTTTACTCCAACCAGGGGAAACCGTACAGCCGGCCCCCGAAAGGATGAAGATCATGGCAATTCCAAAACAAGTTTCGGAAGCAGCAGAGATGGCAGCCAAACTCCACGGAGAAATGTTTCCCAGAGAAGCACCTCCCGAAGAACCCGCTTCCGAGACGCCCGCGGCCGGCGCCGAACCCGCCGATACCGATCCAACCGAAACACCTGAAGTGCCTGAGACCCCGGCCGTCGAGGAGGTGAACTGGCAGGAGCGTTACGAGAAACTGGAAAACGAGCACACCAAGCTCTCTTCACAGCATTCCAGCCTCAAGGGGAAATACAACGCCGAAGTCCCGCGTCTGCAGTCGGAGATCAAGCAATTCAAACAAGAGGTGCTCGAAAGCGTCAACCGCGAAGTTGCCAAGCACGATCCCCCCGAACCCGAGAAGCCGAAAGAAAACGCCAAACTGGCGCAGTTCCGGGAAGATTACGGGGAAGACTACATCAGCAACCTGCGGGAGCTCATCACCGAAGAATTTACCCCGTTGATCGAAAAGTCCATTAACCCCGTTCAGGAGACGTTGAACTCGGTCAGGCAGAGCCAGGCCGCGTCGGCCGAGGATCAGTTCGCAAGCAGCCTGGACAGCTCAATCGAAGGCAACTGGCGCGACGCCTGGGAAGGCAAGGACGAGGGCTTCATCGCATTCCTCGACCAGCCTGACCCGAGCGGCCTGTACACCAACGGTCAGCTGTTCCGCCTGTTTTATGAGAATCTGAACGACGAGAAGATGGCGACCCTCTTTAACCTCTACTACCAGTCGTCCGCGCCACCGGCCGATCTCCCGGCTGCCCCAACGGCCGTGGTCAAGCCGCCCGTCGAGGACAAGAACAAACAGGCGCTCATCGCCCCTTCCCGCGCTACGCAGCAAAGTGTCCCCACCTCCGGTCCAGAACCGATTATCTGGACAAAAGCGACACAGCAGCAGTTCGAAAGGGATGATCGCGCCGGCAAATATTCGCAGGAAGAATCGTTGAAACTCTGGAACGATCTGATGCTGGCCCCCGGACAGGGGCGCTACAAATAACCTTTAATCTCAAGGAGATTTTCCCATGGCCGTTTTTCCCGTCGCCTCTGGCGCGCCCGATCATAGTACCGGCTCTTCCAGCCAGTACATCCCCGCGGTCTATTCCGCCCTGCTGGTCAAGAAGTTCTACCCGCAGACGGTCTTCACCAAGATCGCCAACACCGACTACGAAGGAGACATCAAGGAGCAGGGAGACACCGTCTACATTCGCACCCGGCCGAAGATCGAAACCTTCAAATACAAGAAGGGTATGGTCTTGCCGGTACAGAATCCTGAGAGCCCCTACGTCACCCTGAAGATCGATCAGGGCGAGGGCTTCAGCTTCAATATCGACAAGATCGACGAGTTCCAGTCCGATCTCGACCTGATGAACGAGTGGGGCGACGACGCCGCCGAGCAGATGAAGCAGGTCATCGACCTCAACGGTCTGACCTCGATCGCCGCCGCCGGAGCCGCTGCCGCCAGCAAGGCCAAGACCACCATTACCGGCTACGACGCCGACGGTCTGGCCTTCTCCAACTACACCCTCGCCAAGGGCGCGCTGGTCGCCGGCTGCACCACCTCCAAAGGCACTACCGTAGCGTCCGGGACCACCGCCGGGTCCACTCTCGGGCTCTCCGACGCCGCTGTCTCGGCCGCCACCTCGGCCAATATCGTCAAACAGTGCCTGCTCTACGGCCGCCTGCTCGACGAGAACAACGCTCCGGAGAAAGGTCGCTTCATCATCTTCCCTTCCTGGACCATGCAGGCGCTCAAGGACATCGGCGGCACCTTCGCCCAGGTCTACGCGACCGGCCAGGACAAAACCCCGCTGATGACCGGTCAGGTCCCCGGCATCGACCGTTTTGAGCTGCTGTTTTCCAACAACCTGCCGACCTCCACCCAGGCGGTGGACAGCACCTCGGTTATTTTCGGCAGCAAGGTAGCGGTGACCTTCGCCACCCAGATTACGGAAAGCCGGATCATCGACAACCCGTTCGGCTGGGGCAAGCTGATGCAGGGTCTGCAGGTCTACGGCTCCAGCATCATCAAAGAAAACATGATCGGCGTGGACTTCATCAAGAACGCGTAATTAACCGGTGAGCGGCGGGGCAACTCGCCGCTTGCCTGACAAGGAGAATTGAAACTCATGGCTACTACTCGCTACGCAAAATCCGTTGTCGGTTCACTGCCCCGCACGGCTCGTTTCTCGGTCACCGCTGACAACGACGTCCTGCTCTCCGGCGGGGACTATCTGGTCCTTGGTGTCTATCATCACGGCGCCAACACTACCGCGGTGAATATCGACTCGGGCGCCGACGTTACGACCTTCCCGATTAAGGTCGTGAGCACCGAAGATCTCTGCGTGACGGCCTCCGGCGCCGGGGACGTGTCTCTGGTCTTCGTCGAAATGCCGGTCGCCGGTTACACCACCCAGGAAGGCTGATTGATCGCCTGAAATACACCCGGCAACGGGGAGTCGGAAACGGCTCCCCCTTGTCATTTCCACGAGGATACCAGCAATGGCCCCACAAAAAGATCAGAAGAAGATGGTGCACAACGTTCCTTCCCTCAACAAGCGGCTGGTCGCCGTCGAAGTGAAGATAGGCGAAGTCGCCAGACAGTTCGGAGAAGTGCTGGAAGAGAGCATCAGCCTGGCGCAGAAAGTTTCCCTGCTGGAAGGGCAACTGCAGGGGCTGGACGCCCTGACCGAGGCGGTGAAAATCGCCATCGCCGGGCGCGAGAACGAAAATGACCTGATCGCGCAGGTCAAGGAGTTGCTGTCCCGGGTCGAAGCGCTCGAAGCGGTTCCGGAAGAAGGGAAGCCGATCCAGCATGTGGAGCTTCACAATGGCGAGACGGTCCCGAAGCAGCGGGAGCAGACCAACAGAATGAACGAGCGCTTCCGGCTGAAGTCGATCGAAAACATCATCAAGATCCTGCCGCCGAACTACATGGTCAAGGGTCGTCATACATTGCAGAACGTCAGCGCCCTGGCCGGCTTCAAGGTCACTCAAGGACAACTCGACATCGCTTACGCGAGGTTGAATTCTTAAAAGGATTGTTATGACGCTACTGGAGATCATCACCGAAATCCGCTCTCTGGCCGATGACGAAGTGGGACTTGACGATGACGAAGTGGGACTTGACGATGACGAAGTGGGACTTGACGATGATCTCTTCTGGTCGTCAAGCGACTTGCTCGCCTACGTCAATCGCGTCTACCGCAAAATCGCCAAGGAATGTCTCTGTATCCGCGACGCCTCCACCCCCGCTGTCTGCCAGATCGCCGTTGACCCGGTCGACTACACCACCCTGACGTCCGGCACCCTCGATCACCTCTGGGCGAACAGCGCAAGTTCTCCGCTTTATCAGCTCGACGTCACCCCCTACCTGCTCGCCCTACACGCCTCGGTTCTCCAGATAGACGAGGTCAAGTGGGCAGTCCGGCCCTGGACCCTCACCAAGGTTTCCTCGCAGAAGTGGGCACAGGACGTCATGTGGGAGCAGCGCGTCGCCGATCCGACCGAGTATGCCACCGACCTCAATACCGGCAAGCTCGCACTCAACTACCGCTCGACGGCAGCGGATATCTTGCTGCTGCGGATTCGGCGCCTGCCGCTGGCCGACCTCGCCGCTGACACGGACGTGCCCGAGTTCAGAAGCGTCTACCACGACGCCTTCATGGACGGTGTGCTCGAACTGATGTACCTGAAGCAGGATGCCGAGAGCTTCGACAAGAAGAAGGCGGAGATCCACGGCAAGCGCTTCCTCGATCGTCTGGACGAGATCAAACATCTCGAAGAGGAACTGGACAAGAAACTCACCACCAACGCGCCGATGAGGGCGTTTTTATGAACAAGTACACCGGCGTCGATGACGGCGTGACCGAGATCAATAAATTTCTCGGCCTCGACAACAAGAACGCGCATGAAGCTCTGCTCGACCGCGGCGCCGGCAAGAGCTTTCTCCCGGAAGCGGTCAACGTCGACATCTCTTCGACCTTTGCCGTCTCAAGGCGCAAGGGCTTCTCCCTGGCCAGCGCCGGCGCCTACCACTCGCTCTGGTCTAACCAAAGCGGAACCATCAGCTTCGCGGTCAGGGACGGTCAGCTGGTCCGGATCAGCCCCGATCTGAGCGAAACGGTTCTGGGCGCGATGAGCGAACGGAGATTATCCTACGCGGACACCGGCGCCGGCATCTACCTCAGTGATGGCCAGAACGTCTGGTCGACAGACAGCAGCTCGATCGCGCTGGTGTCCCGGGTCGGCAGTTACAGCTGGCCGAGCAACCTGGACGTCAACCCGCAAGACGACGAGCAGGCGCTCGACGCCCCACCGGCCGGAAGTCAGCTCGCCTGGCTGTTCGGCAGGCTTTGGGTCGTTGTGTCTGAGGGGGTCTTCTACAGCCGCCCCTACCAGCCGGAGCTGTTCGACCTGAGAAAAGACTATCTCGATCTGCCCGGCATCTCCGTGATTGGCGCGGTGGACGACGGGATCTTTTTCGGCACCGGGAGCGGGGTCTATTTTCTCGCCGGAGGTAACCCGAACGAGCCGGAGCGCTTCAACCAGGTCTCCGACTGCGGAGCCGTTGCCGGCACCCTGCTCACCACCAGGGGGGAAATCTTCAAGTCGGCAAATCTGGCCGGAACGGTAGTGGTCTGGGAATCGACAAGAGGGAAGATCATCGGTACCAAAGGTGGGGGAATCATCGAGACGACTGGCGATCATACCTCCTACCCGGCAGACGGCGTCGGGGCTTCAATGCTTCGGCATTTGAACGGTCAAAGTCATATCGTTTCCTCGCTGCCGAATAGCGGCGAAGTCAGCAATATGCGCACAAGCGACATCGCCGTGGCCGAAGTACGGCGCAACGGCATCATCATCTAAGGAGAAACATCATGGAAAAAGTACAGCACCCCGAAGTCAATAGCCAACTTGCTCCGTTCGACGTCGGCGGAACCTTTCACTGCCAGCTGGTCCGCAAGGGCGTTGTCATCGACGAGTGGGACGAGAAGAACATCGTCGTCAACGAAGGGCTGAACGACCTGCTGCAGGTCTACCTCGGCAACGGCACGCAGAAGCCGACCTGGTATGTCGGGCTCTTTGAAACCAGCTATACCCCAGTTGCTGGTGACACGGCAGCTTCTCACGGCATGACCGAGTCGACCGCCTACACCGAAGCGACCCGTCCCGAGTGGGTCGAAGCAGCCGCCGCGTCCCAGCAGATCACCAACTCGGCGAACAAGGCGACCTTCACCATCAACGCCAGCAAGACCATCTACGGAGCGTTTCTGGTCTCGTCCAACGTCAAGGGCGGGGCCGCCGGCGTTCTGTTCGCCGCCTCGAAGTTCAGCGTTTCTCGTGCGGTCATCGCCGACGATCAGCTGCTGATCACCTACACGGTTCAGGCAGCCAGCGCCTAAGCTGGTTTGTTAAAGCGAGAAAAGGCCCGCCTCTGATCTCTGTCGGGGGTGGGCCTTTTATTTAGGGCCAACGATGATTACACGGAAGATATTGACAGGAGACACCGGCAAAGCCGCCAGATACCTTCCCCTCGCCCAGAATTATCTGAAGCAGGCGGAGCGAATTAAGGTCAGAACCCTGACTCGGAATCTCCCGAACGGCGTCTCGATCACCGTTATGATCACCAGATACGAAAAGATTATTAAGATCCATGCCCAAGGTGGGATGCTTTGGGTAGCTGATTCATCGAACAGCCGCATCAAGCAGGTTGCCACTATTCCGCTTGGCGGCAAAGCAAAAGTCTATAGCGAGTACGGAACAGGCGAAGGGCAGTTCGATGGCCTTGCCTTCGATATCGCTGCCATGGGGCAAAAGATCTACGCGACAAATACCAGCCTCGGGGCGGTCGATATTTATTCGCTTACAGGCGAATTTCAGCTTCGGGTCATCGTCGCCAATCACCCGGTCTATCATATCGCCGCCGCTGACGGCCTGATCGCGGTAGTCGCCAATGTCGGCGGGTCGAACCCGAGCAACGACACCGTCCTGGTTTACGACACCGACTTCAACCTGGTAACTTCGTTCACGCAGATTGCCGACTATGCCATTGGTGCGGTCGCCCTTTTCAAGAACCGGCTCTACGTCAGCGTCGGCGCATGGGACAGCGGCCCCGATATCAACGTCTACGATCTGGACAGCCAGGATCTGCTCTGGAGCTATTCGGGCGTATCTCTCTGTGGGGGGATGGCGGTTTACCGTGGCGAGCTGTACATTACAGACCCCGACGGCGGTGCCACGCCCTCCGGCAATTACATCCATGTCTTCCCCACCGAGGGGGGCGCGTTGACGCGATCATTCGGCACACAGGGTCCGAGCAACGGCGACCCGGCCGGAGTCGGCGAGTTTGAATATTACGGGGGCGGGGCGAGGGGAATCGCCGTGGACGGAACCGGCGTCTACGTCTCTGACGTAAACAGTGGGGCTCCAGCCGAAGAGTTTCGCTTCCGGGACAGCATAACCCGCTTTACCCACGCCGGCAGTCCGATCTCGAAGCACGTCGGCTACGGAGATAGTTTAACCCAATACAACCAGCCCTTCGGCCTGGCGATAAAGGAGTAACAGATGTCGAGTTTCGAAGAAATATCCAGCCTGCGCTTTGCCGAGCGATGGAGCCTGCAAAACCCCGGGTTGCCCATTACCGGCCCCGGTAAGAACGACGGGTTTTTTGTCGACGCGCCTGCTACCGGTGATCTGGATACGGACCCCGTAACGCAGGAGCCCCTTGCCACGCCGGTAAAAAGAATCTACAGCCCGAAGCCCACGCAGATCAATTCGGAGATCATCCCTGCTGTCCCCGACCCGCCGGCGGGGGCGTTGCCGAATCCGGTCAACGGGGTTGGCTTTACGACTGGGAAGCTCTACCCCAACAAAGTCGAGGAAGGCACGGCAGGCGACGGAAGCTGGAACGGCCTGCACCAGGTTCGCGCGGAAGATGGCAGTGTCGCAACCTGCATCACCGGAGGAAGCGGTCCCGCGACTGAAATTCTCGTCTCGCAGTTTCCGCTCAACATACCGGAAGGAGCTACGGTGGTCGGAATTCAGGTCACGGTTGAAAGGAGTCTGCTGTAATGAGCGACGCGGCGAAACTCGTCATAAAGCGGCAGGCATCAGGTGATCCGGTTTTCGCCTTTGCTGTCTCCAAATCGTATGCGTGGGGCCAGGATATCGACGACACACACCTGTACATCATCGACTCTGGCAGCTTTGGGTCAGTGTCGAAATATCTCAAGGACGGGACGTTGGTGACGACACAATCGGGTGTTGGCTACTATCCGCAGTCGGTGCATGTCTCGAAGACGCTCGACCGGCTCTACATATCCGACGACTCCGGCGGAGCAAATAACATTGAAGTCCGCCTGAAAAGTGACATGAGTCAGCTTGCTGGGGTGTCGTTTTCTCTGCCAACGGGTTACAAGGCAAACGGAGGTATCGTAGAGGCGGGCGGATACTTGTTTGTCGCAGATCATATGACAACCGGGATCTACAAGTTTGACATCGACGGTGGTGAGCCGATAATCAAATATACCTTTGCCTCGGGTGACGCACCCGGATCACTGGTCTACATCGACGGCAGTATCTTCGGAGTTACAGTAAACAATAATGTTGTTGAGATGGACCTGAATGGGAATATCCTCGATTCATGGGCGGATGGATTTGACTTCAACCTCTATGGCGGTGTCGCTGGCGGGGTTACCATCCGGAACGGGAACTTTTACGTCCTCAACGAAACGGTGCCAAAGCTCAGGGTCTACAATAGCGCCAAGACGCTGATTCACTCCCAGGGGACCGCCGGCAGCGGCGACGGCCAATTTTGGGCTGTTCGCCAGCTACATTCCGACGCCGACCAGCTCTATGCGACCGACCAGGACAACAACAGAATCCAGGTGTTCACGCTTCCCGCCGGAGGATTGGAAGAGGTCTCCTTCGAGTCGCCCACCCACTACGACACGTATCTCCCCCAACTGATGGAGTCGAGCTTCGGGGGGTCAGCCGATCTGTGGAGCGGAGGACCATGGTCAAGAGAAGAACTGTTGTCGAATGACTTCAAGGTTTCTTTTACACCCGACAACGGCAGCGGGATTCTTCGTGTAGATTCTATTGCCCTTCGAGTTTTCTACACCGTCGAAGCGACGGACAACGACGAAGGAACGCCGGAAATCCCACTGAACCAGCCGTACGACGAGACTGTCGCCAACGATGACTCGGACCCCGCCGCGATTGCCGCGAGTGACCTTGAAAGCCCCTATCTGGCGTCGTGCGTCGGCCGGAACGGACGCATTGTCCTCGTCGGACGAAACGGCGGGATCGCCGTCTCCGATGACAAGGGCGCGACGTGGCAGACCGCTGACCAGGTCACGGAGGCGACACTACGCGGCGTCGTCTACGGCGGGGGCCTCTACCTGGCAGTCGGAGACGCCGGTGTTGTCCTGACCAGCAGCGACGGGCTTACGTGGGCTGCTGAGACTGCCGAAGTATCGGACGCGATGCTTGACGTTGCATTCAACCACTACTATCAGAGCTTCATCGCTGTCGGGAAAAACGACGAGCGAAGAGTGCGGACGGGCAGCGCCTGGACCCGCGGGGAGGACAAATGAGTCTTTACAGCGCGGAAGCGAGCATGGACGGGGTTACCATCGCGGTAGGCAACAACGGCCTGATCCTCCGCTCGATCGACGGCGGAGCAACCTGGGAGCAGCACGCATCCGGAACCACGGAGAATCTTTACTGCGTCGCGTGGGGCTACGCCTATGGTGTAACAACCTGGGTCGCCGTCGGCGCGACGGGGATCATCCTCAAGTCGGTTGACGGCATCGATTGGAGTGAAGCGAATGGGTCACCCTACGGAGGCGCCCTCTATGGGGTTGTCTGGGCGGGGGTGTTCATCGCGGTCGGCGCGTCGGGGGTGATCATGACCTCCGATGACCTCGGCGCAACCTGGGAGGCCAAGTCGTCAGGCACGCTTGAAGACCTCCTGAGCATTTCCTACGACGACGGGACCTATGTCATTCTCGGAACCAACGCCACGGTGATCGTCGGCGATGTCGCTACCTTGGAAAAGGAAGTAGTCGTGTCTGAAGCTTTCGGGATGATCTTGTCGGGAGGGGTGACCGGGACGCATCAGCATACGACAAGCGAATCCATGGAGCTTCAGCCCGGCTACGGATGGGTGCATGACGACGGGGTCACCGTCACGGAAGGCGGAGAACTGCAGTATGTGAACGTGGTCGATACCGTCGGTAATTACGACTTCGGGACTGATGTCAATGGAGCCTTCAACCACACGGCGACAGAAAGTTTTGATCTTCTGCTCAGCGCGATTGCTCTGGCCGGATACCGGGATAGTTTGATCGAAGTATTCACCTCCACGACGACGGCGGCGGCGAAGCTTAACAAGCTCGCGGAAGTGATAGAGTCGCTGAGCGTCAGCGGCTTGCTTTCAGTTCAGGAGGCGGTCGCGGTAAAGGAGATCCTTGCCGTTTCCGCTGTTCTCGATCCGAGCGGGTCGACCTTCAACGCGATTGTCAATGAAACCGTCTCTTCCAAGGCCCTGCTCGTCGCAGGTTGGCTTCTACTGGTCGAAGAGACAGTCACGCATACCGACACCAGCATTGGCAAGTTCGAACACGCTGTGCGGGTTATTGAGAAGCTGCAGGCCAGCGGAGCCAGCGCTTCGTTGTTGCAGGCGGTTTCTGCCGTCTCGGTCAGCTTGACTCTCCTTGAGGATCTTGAGTCCGGCAAGGGGGCGGAGGTGGTCGAAGACTTCAGCCTTACCGAAGCCCAGGCCAACACCTTACTGGCCAACGCGGTGCAACTGGAGCAGATGATCCTGGCCGGCGCCGCGCAGATGAACCTTTCGCTCTCCTTCCCGATTACAGAAGGAGTTAACCTGGAAGGAACTTTCCTCTCCTCGGCGATCCTGCAGGACATGCTCAACGATGGGATCGGTTTCACCCTCTCCTTCGGTCTTGACGGCGAAAGCTACACCGGCTGGGTGATGAACGTCGACGGCTTCGGGGTCTCCCAATACCAGAGCTTCCCCTTCAACTCCTTCGCCCGGATCGGCGGCAGCTACTACGGCGCCAACCAGAACGGGCTTTACCTGCTCGAAGGCAACGACGACGACGGCGCGAACATCGAGGCGTCGGTGACGCTCGGCAGCACCAACTTCGGCCACGCCCAGAAGTCAACCCTGATCCAGGCCTATCTCGCCATGCGCAGCGACGGCCAGCTGCTGATCAAGACGGTCACCGACGACAACAAGGAACGCTGGCTACTGGCTTCGATCGGCAACGGCCGGCTCAACAACGAACGGGTCAAGCTGCAAAAGGGGGTCAAGTCGAACTACTGGCAAGTAGGCCTGAAGAACGTGGACGGCGCTGATTTCGAAGTCAGCGGCCTTGAACTGATACCTATTCTCTTGAAACGCCGATAGGAGACACAGATGGCTCTCGTAGACGACATCCAGGACCAGATAGTAACCGCCCAGACCAACGCCACCGCAGCACTGCAGGCTGCCTATGACATGCAGACCACCCTGAAAAGCGCAATCTCAAGCCTGAATACCAACAACAGCAGGCTGGGCTACGCCTACGTCAACGCGCCGCACGTCAACGCCGACATCGACGCCAGCGGGAAGCCGGAAGATTTGCAGGATGTGCCGGACATCACCAGCTTCGTCGATCTGCCGGAGCTGACGCTTGCGACTATCGCTGGACCGATCGACCCGGGTTTCAAGGAGTTCGACCTTGCCGCCCCGTCGCTTTCAATGCCGGCCAGGCCGAATGCCTTCAACTATACGAAGCCGGCCAAACCCGAAATCAGCCTGCCGAAGCTCCCCGGCCAGCCCGATTACAATATGCCGGACGCTCCGGTTCTGGGTAAGATCGATATCCCTGAACTGACCAACATCACCCTTCCACCTGCGGTCACCATTTCCGATATCGAGATCCCTCCTCTCCCCGAGTTCCCGACCGTCGAACCTTTCGACCAGAATTTACCCGGCACCCTTGAGGCCCCGATCATCGGTCAGCTGGTCTACAACGAAGAGACTTATCAGTCGGTGCTCGACGACCTGGCGGCCGCCTGGCTGACCAGCCAGATAGAGAACGGCGGGACCGGGCTCGGCGCGGCGGTGGAAGCGGCCCTGATCGACGCGGCGGTCAGTCGCGAAGTCGACACGGCGAGAAACAATCTCGAAAAAGCCGCCGACGTATTCGCCTCATCCGGCTTCCACCGGCCGGGCGGAGCGCTGCGCGCCAAGCAGGACGCAATCCGGGCCGACCTGCAGAACCGCATCGACGACCTCAGCCGCGACATCTTCATCGAGCAGGCGCGACTGGCGCAGACCAACACCCACTTCGCCATCGACAAGACCATTCAGCGCGAAGCCATGTTCCTGCAGCACTTCAACAGCGTGGCGAACCGGGCGCTGGAGTTCGCCAAGGCTTCGGTGCAGATCGCCATAGAGGTCTTCAATGCCAAGGTCCTCGACTACCGGGCGCGCCTGGAAGCCTATACTTCTTCGGCGAATGTTCACGAGCTGCTGATCCGCGCCGCCGGTCTGTCGATCGAGCAATATCGGGCACAGATGGAAGGGGTCAAGACCGAGGCAGACATCCAGTCGATCACGGTCGATAACTACAAGGCCCAGGTTGACGCGGCCGCCCGCGTGGCCGATATCGACAATTTGAGGATTCAGGGCAAGAAGATCGAGGCGGATATCCAGTCGACCGAGATCCAGAACTACACAGCCCAGGTCAACGCGGTCAACACCATCGCCCAGTTCTACCGACTGCAGCTGGAAGCCTCGCAGATCGAAGCTTCCATCGAAGTGACCAAGCTGGAGCTGTTCAAGGCCGAGGTCAGCGCCTACGCCACCGAGATCCAGGCCAAGGAATCGGAGTACGGCGCCTACCGGGCCGAGATCGACGGGGAGAAGGCCAAGCTCGATGTCTTCAACTCCCAGGTGACCGCGTTCCGCGCCGAGAACGAAGCGAAGGTAGCGAGGCTGGAAGGGGACAAAATCCGGATTCAGGCGCAGATCGGCGCCGACGAGGCGAAACTGGTTCAACTGCGCAGTCTGATCGAACTGCAGCGGGCGGATATTTCCAAACAGGTTGCCCAGATCGACGGCAACGTGAAGGTTTTTCTGGCCAAGAACGACGCCTATCGCTCCGAAGTCGAGCGCTCCAAGGCGCAGGTCTTCTCGAATATCGAAGTCGCGCGGCTCGACCAGGAAGCCTATAAATTCAACCAGGCCGAAGCCAACGAAACCTTCCGGGAACAGGGCCGCCTGCTTTCCGAGCAGATCAAAGCGGCGATTAGTGGGGCGGCGACCGGGGCGCAAGCTGCCGCTGAAATGGCGTCCGCTTCTCTCTCCCAGATCAACACCATTTCGCAGATTCTCGGCGAAGAAGCGCCCGTTGCTTAATCGCTAGACTTATCGATAGGTTAGCGAATACACTGGCAAATATTTGAAGACAAAGGAGATAAGAATTATGGACTGGACGCCCCCCGATCAGAAGAAAAAGCTTTTCCCCGCCGCAAGTCAAAAGGTCAACCCCCTCGGGCTCCCCGCCCCGAGGTTGAGAACCAGAACCAACAACGCGCTCAACAACCTCGGCCCGAACGTGAACGACGCGATCAAGAGCGGAGCGGGCAAGACGAACGCGGTCATGGATCGCTGGAACCGCTCGGTTTCCTCTGCGGCCGCCGGCATGAAGCCTTTCTCCAACAGAAAGATCGCCGAGCTTTCCGACATCGGCCAGCGGGCTACCGCCATCCCCGGCCGGTTTGCCGATACCTTCCGAGGGCTGCCGAAACCAGCCCCGGCGCTCTCGGGGCAGCTGCAAATGATGAGCAGCCACTCGCAGGACCAAACGCAAAGGCCACAGCTGCAATCGACGGACACCCCCCTGCCGAGCCAGATCACCAAGCCGCAGCGCTCCGCCGACTGGCAGGCGGTACAGGACCAGGCCATGCAAAGACTTCTGCAGCGTCAGAATATCCAACCGACCGGCACTTATCTGCCCCGCTTCGTCCGCGAGAAACTGGCCGCCGACCAAAGCGGCAGTCTGGACAGGAACTACAATAAGAACTCCCGGCTGGCGGCCGCCTATCAGGACAACCTGGCCCAGGGTATGGACCCGGCCGAAGCAGAAGCTGCTGCCCTGAAGCGAACCAGGTCGAAGAAGGAGCGGGAGCTTGACGCGATTGACCAGGCTAACCAGACGGGAAAACTTGATGCTGATTCCCGGGCGGCCCTGGCCCAGGCCCAGATCGATACGGCGATCCCCGCCACGGCTGACATGCAGAGAGCCCTCGGCCAGCAATATGTGGCGACCGCCGAGTCGACTCCGAGCAAGGAACAAGGGCTGACCATGAAATACCAGGCAGCGATCCGCGTGCAATACTCGAAGATGCTGGCCGAAGCGGAAAACGCCATCGATCCAGAAGCGGCCAGGGCCAACGCTCACGCCTGGTACATGAACGCGATTCGCGAGAAGGTCGCCGACGAGGTGCCGGCGAACAGCGGCTTCCTCGGGATCGGCGCTAGCGAATCGGTTCCTGCCCAGTATCAACTGGCCCCGCTGCCTGAGCTGAACATCGGTCTGTAACAGATTGGAGCCTGACTATGGCGAACCTGCCGCGCGACAAGAAGCTGATTGACCACATTCTCAACAACTCCAGAACCCTGACTCCGATTCCGGAGGCAAGTGCTTGGGACAGGGCGAAAGACGCCGGAATCGATCTGGCCACAGGCGGAATCGCTCTTGCCGACTCGGCTATCGGAGTGACCAACGTCCCGACGTTTGGCCTGGCGGGCAAGCTGATCAAATCTGCCGGTAAAAATGTTGTCGCTGCCCTTGGTGAACAGATCTGGGGTCCGCTTACCCCTGAATCAAAAGCCGAATTCATGCAGGAAAAAAGCTCTGATATTCTGGCCAGGGGCTATTCTCCGGAGCGGCAAAAAGAGCAGGCGGAAGTCAGTAGGGCTTTCGATGAAAGTTTTGTCGGCGGTCTCGGTTCGGTTGTTGAAAACCCTTCCACCGCAGTTGGCGCGTTTATCCAGTCTGCTCCTTCGATCGTTGCCACGGGCGGAGGCGGCAAGCTCTTGAGCGGAGCAACAAAACTCTCTCGGCCCATCGCCAGCGCCATCTCGGAAGGGATTCTCGCAATGGGTTCGGCCGCCGAGGGGATCAGGGGAGAAACAGAAGACGGGACCATTACCGGGAAGCAGCTTCTTCTTTCCGGAGCGACCGGGGCGCTGACCATGGGTGCCAGCGCACTGAGCGGCAAGATCGCCAACAAGCTCGGGTTTGCGGACGTTGACGTCTGGGGCAGCGGGAAAACCTCGGAAGCAACACGCAAGAGTTACTTAAAACAAGCGCTCGGCGGGATAGTGACTGAAGGCTTTCTGGAAGAGCTTCCGCAATCCGCTCAAGAGACGATTCTGCAAAACATCGCCCTTGGGAAGGAATGGAACGAAGGGGTAAAAGAAGCGGCCGGGATGGGGTTGATAGTCGGCGCCGGAATGGGCGGCGGAGTTAACCTCAAACAGACCCTCAGCAATAATCTTCAAGTCGCCAAGCAGCAACGGCTCAAGGAGCTGACCGGGCAGGCTGAAGTCGGGCAGCAAGCCGCTGTCGGAGAAACGCTCGCTCCCGCCTCTCTGGACGCTGGCGCGACTCCTACCATGGAACAGCAGCAGAACGCCCAGCAGACGCAAGCACAGGCCCAGGCAGCCGGTGAAGCGATGGATGAGCAGATCGCCGCAGCCAAGATTCAGGAAGCGGTTTCCGCCCCTTCGTCCGTGACCAGGGCCGCTGCCGAACTCGGCGTCGAGGATCACGGCGTGTTCATGCAGGCGGTTTACGACATCCACGGCAAGGTCAAGACCGCCGCTCAATTCACCTCCGCTTTGGTCCAACAGTTCGGTCAGAACGTCAAGAAATACGCCCTGCAGATGTGGAACCAGATGAAGGGGATTCTGCTCAACGAGCGCGGCGAATGGGTACTGAGAAAGAACAACAACGAGGTCCAGGATCTTGAGACGGCCGACGACCCGGCGCTGGCCGAAGCGCTCGACACCATTCAGGAGGGAACTGCCGGAGAAGCGCAGCCGATTATTCGCAAAGGGCAGGGCGCACAGCAGCAGTTGAAATCTCTGCTTGAGCAGATCAGGACCGAGGACGATGAAGCGAAAAGGCTTTCCCTGCAGGAGCAGTACGTCTCTTTGACGCAGGATATCGACCCGAATCTCGACGCCTTCCGCAGTACCGCTGTCAGCCCTAACGAAGTCCTTTCCATCGAGGAGCAGACGATCGCGCAGGAAGCGCAGAAGAACGCCGGTGATCCTGTTAATCAATTTTCTTCCAAACAGGTCGAAGAAGACAATCTCCTGGACAGGACACAGCCGGTGGTAAATCACTCCGGTGGTGCCTTGGGCAGTGATTCCTACTGGGGTGATGCTGGTGTGGCGTATGGCATCAACAGCAAACATTATCATGCGGAAGGCCAGAAGACGCCGAAAGGGAATACCCCGATAAAGAAAGAACTTTTGAAGAAAGCTGACGTGCTTATTCAAAAAGCAAATCTGGCGCTGAAAAGAAGGTTTCCGACCTCGAATGACTACGTCAATAATCTTCTGAGGAGAAACGCCTGGCAGGTCTATAACTCTGACGGCGTCTTTGCTGTCGGTGAGATTGAAAAAGGAGCAAAAACCGTTAAAGGCGGAACCGGATGGGCGGTTCAGATGGCTATCGATTCCGGGAGACCTGTCTATGTTTTCGACCAACAGAGAGACAGCTGGTTTAAATACGATGGAAAACATTTCAAATCCACCGGAACACCTACATTGACAAATAATTTTGCCGGTATCGGGACCAGACAACTTTCCGCTAAGGGAAAGAAAGCCATCGACGAGGTTTATCAGAAGACCTTTGCAGCAAAAAAAGAAGCAACAGACCTTCCGACCCTCGACCAGGCTCTGGAAGACGGCTACACCGCGATCATGGGCAAGGGCGACACCGTGTCCTCGTCTCCGAAGCTCGGTAAGGACGAGTTCGACCTGATCGAATCGGTCGCGCCGGGCACCATGAGCGACGCCCAGCAGCAGAAGATTCTGCAGAACAACTTCATCGAAGGTTTCAACCAGGAGACCGGCAGCAACTACAAACTCGCCAATCCCGACATCGATCATCAGATGTTTGACGAGACTGATTACGACGAGACTTATGCCGAGGACGGCGTCGAGCGGACGGGCGATGGAGCCAGGAAGGATTCGAGCGGCATGCGCTCCGTCGACGCCGACTACGACGTAAAAAGCGGCATGTTCATCGACGAGACCAGCGGCCGCGTCAACGCCATCAAGACGATCAGAAGTGCCTTTGACGACCAAGCTTTTAAGAAGACACTGAGCCGCAAGCTCGCCGCCAACGACACCTCACCAGTGGATGAAGCGAATCTCGACCCGCTGACCAGGGAAGAGAAGCAGCAGGTGCGCGATACTGTCCAGAAAAGCAACGAAGTATCGCTCAGAAAGATCGCTTCCGCCCTGTTCAAGTCTCGTCTCGAAGGAAAGAACAAGGACGCCAGACCGGTGGGAAAGCGGATTGCGGATATTAAAGCGGGCAACTACGCGACACCGGCCGAGATGATGGTCTTTGAACTCTACGCCCTCGCCGAACAGCACGGCGCAAGCCTCAAGGACGTCGCCAGATTCATCGCCCGGGAAGAACGACTGGTCACGTCAAAAATGCCGAGCGACGACGAGGCCTTCAAGTCGTTGAGCAAAATGACCGAAAGTAAGATGAACGCCCTAGAGACGCTGTTCAGCCATTTCGAGAATGCGTATCTCTCCGAGGTCGAAGATTTCAGTCAGGAAAGCTCCGCGGAGCAGGCGGCGAAGGTTTTGCAGCGCGGAGCCTCAACCCCCGCCGAACAAGATCTTGCGGCCAATGCCCCAGAAGTGGTCAAGCTACTGACGCGATTTAAGAAAGATAACCCTGGCCAAGCGCGAGTCAACAAGAAGGCGCTGTCGATCCTGCTGACCAGGCCCAAGCGGATTACCGACATCATTCAGAATAACCGGAACGCGAGCGACGAGGTCATTCGCCAGAAGATCAAGGAAGAGATCGACGCGGAGATCACGCCGAAGCTGCTCGATGCGATTATCGACGAAGAAGTTTTCTACCCGCTGGAGAACAAGAACGTCGCCGTCGACGAAGACTACGACCCGGTCAGCGACCCGGATTACGAAGAACGGGTCCTGCGCCCACCGGAAGTAAAGAAAGTCGCCGGTACTGGCCGGAAAGACAAGACCGAAAGTTGGACCAAGGAACAGATTCTCAACCGGACCAAAAGCGGGCGGGACATCGCGCAGAAGAGGGCCGAAGGGGCCGAGGCCGAGCGCAGACAACAGGCGCAAAACGAAGCCAGCTACCGGGCCTTCGTCGAGAAGCGAAGCGCGAAAGACAACGACATTCGTCTGGGTATGGAAAACATCCCTTCCATTCTCAGGGTTCTCAATGACCTTTCCTTTTTGGGGAAGAACATGAGCAGCCGCGTGTTGGACGTCGACGAGATAGCGCACCGCATGTCCTTCGTCCGCAACGGCGCCACCGACGAGTTCAGGGCTCTGCCCCAAGCTAAACAGAAGGCGCTCATCAGCGAGACTTTGATCGCCCTTTACCCGGTCAACACCCACTATCTTACGGAAGACATCCGCCCCTACGACATCGACAACATCGACATCCGCAGCGAGGAGCCGGGCGTCACGGAAGTCGACAACGTCAGCGCGCGGACCGGCACCCGGCGCAACTACGCGGCGCTGGTCAGGGTGACCTATCCCACCGGCAGACTCTGGCAGGACAGGGGCAAACAGAAGATCCTCTACTCGACGACCGACCCGGTGACCAAAAAGCAGCTGCTGCGTTCCGAGCTGGTTGCGGTGGACAAGGCGGCTGAGCGTCTGGCCCAACTGAAAGCTGATCCGTTCGTGATCAACACCAAACAGAATCATCCGACGATGAAGAAGGAATACGAAAGCTTCTACACCAGCCCGCGGCTGGCCGAGATGGAAAACGGCGAGGTGGCCGGGCTGCGCAAGAAACATGGACCCGCTCTGCAGGTGCTGGACGTCGGCAAGCTGGACATGATCGAAGGTTTCGACCGTCAGGAGAACAGCCTTGAGATGCTGCAGGCGGCCGGACGCGCCGGGGCCATAGAACAGGTTGCCAACCAGCGAGGTGAGGACTTCAAGCAATACCGCAGGCGTCTGTGGAAGCTGCACACCAACGCCTTCGACAAGCGGATTCCCGCGAAGGATCGCAAATTCATCAAGGACGAACTGAACTCCGAGCTGCTGAAAATCTCGACCGCCCTTTCCCTGGCCCACTACCGGCAGAAGAATGCGGTCTCGGCCAAGACCTTCGAGGACCTGGCCGAGAAATACCAGGGCAGCGGCTGGACGTCCGCCGACATGTACGTCGCTTACGTGCAGAACGGATCGGACCTCGGCAGATTGGTCAGCACCATCGCCAGGCGGATCGAAGCGGTCGAGCGCGCCGCGCATCAGGAGAAATACCGCAAGGCTCTCGACGGCGACGTTCGGGGGCTGGTCGTCCACGAACTGTCCGACCACGAGAAGGGGCTGTACCAAAAAATATACCCCACCAACCCGAAAGCGGCGGACCGGCGGCAGGCTGGCGAGAACTACGCCCGTCTCGACGGGATGCAGAAAATTCGCTTCCGGGCTTTGCGCGAGTTGGAGATGCTGATGAGCGGCAGGGGGACCCAGGCTGCCATCGACGAGGAGCGCAGCTTCGCCACGGTCAAGGATGAAGCCGGGCTCAAGCCGGCGTCCGCCGATCTGTTCGAGCGCAACGACAACCCGCAGGGCTTCGAGGCTGAACTGGAGGTTGAGGCGGTCGGTCGCATCCGCAACAAGGTCGCCCGCGGCTTTTACGAGCTGGTCAGTAAGGCCTTCGACGCCGACCTGGTCATCGTCAGCGACCCCTACTACCGGACCCGCTACATCGGCGAAGCGTCCGACGGCCGGGCCAAGATTGTCATCAACACCAACAAGGAATTATCGGTCCATCGGGTTTTCAGCCACGAACTCTTTCATCACGTGGTCAACAAGGCCAAGCCCGCCGAGCATAAGGCGTTCACGGCCGGGATCAAAGAACTGGTGTCCGGGAGCAGGTGGGAAGACCACATAGAGCGGATCGCCACGGAAGAGGGGCTGTCCTACGAGCGGGCCGAAGAGGAGCTGCAGGCCGAACTATTCGCCAAGGTCATGGGGCAGGTCCCCTTCTACGAGCATCTGGCCAAGGACTTCGCCGGCACCAAAATCGCCGGGGATCTGGCCACCCGCCTGCTGGAGAACATCGTCAAGCTCGACGGAATCAGCAAGATGCCCATGGCCTTCACCAATTACGAGAACAAGAGTCTGATCGGGTCTACCGACATGCTAGCGGCCTATGAACTGGTGAGCGACATGATCGGCGGGCGCGAGTTCGTCAACCAGGGGCGGGTCGGCGGCGCTCTCAACTCGACGGAGCGTCAGCATAAAGATGTCCGCTACCAGATCAGCCTCGGCCTGCGCAGCTACAACGAGGTCAAACAAACCCTGGCCACCCCCGGCAAATGGCTGCAGGGAATCTGGAAGAAGATCTTCCCCAAAGGGACCAGCAACCATCGCGACGTGATGAGCAGCATCGAGCGGATTCTGCTGTCTACTCTCGACTGGCTCAAACATCAAATGCCGCAGGGTATCTTCGCCGACTTCCTCGGGGACCCGGTCGCCGTCAAGATCTCCAACAAGGCGGTCTTCCTCGGCAACCTCGAAGCGACTCAGGCCTACTACCGCGTGTTGCAGAAGCACGAAGCGGCCTTCGAGGAGATGAGCAACACCCGCCTCGAAGAGATGCACGATCTGTTCGTCCGCGGTATTGAAATGACCGAGAACAAGGCGGTCACCGCCAGGATGGAGCAGGCGCAGAAGGATCTTCAAAACAGAAAAATCAATCAGAAGACCTACACCGAAGCGATTCTCAAGCTGGCGGAGCAGCAGTATGTCAAGACTCCGGTCGAGCCAATCGACGTGCGGAGCGAAGCGGGCCGGCAGCGGGCCAAAGACTATGGCTACTCAGACGCCGTAATCTCCGCCTACGCCGACTATCAGAAGCTCGCCGCCTCTATCTATGCCGAGCTCAAGAAAATCGATCCTGAGCTGCCACAGCTCGCCACGCACTACGGACAATCGCTGCGCTGGCGCAAGAGCGGGATCGCGCTTGACGAAGACATCTCCGATGTACTGCTCTCCGAGACCTCTCGACTGCAGGGGTCGAAGCACTTCACCAAAGAAAAGGCCATGGACCGAACCACGGCCGAAATCCGCGAACAGGAAGGGCTCGCTTACGACCACATCAACCCGAACAAGGTCATCGAGCAGTATATCAAGGACGCCTACAAGCTGATCGCCCTGACACAGATGAAGGACGAGGCGATCGAAGCGGGCCAGGCCAAGATCTTCACCGACCACTTCGAGGCGACCAAGGCCGGGTATGAATGGGTCGACGACGCCGCTTTCGAGATCAAGGAAGGGATAAAGGAAAAATCGCAAGACAAGACCGGTTACGCGGTAAATGAAGTGACAGAAGACGGAGAGTTCAGTGAGATCGAAGTCTACATCACCCGGGAAAAGGCCGAAGAGCACATGCGCCGGCTGGAGCAGCAAAACCCCGAGGCGCAGTACCTGGTCAACCCCGCGACCGCCGCCAGTGAAAAGCAGGAGACGATTGCCCGGGTTTATTTCAAAAAAGACCTCGCCCGCATGACTCGGGTTGTAATCGCCAAGGACGGTTTCCGCAACGGCAAGTTGCTCGGGGTGTCCGGCGCCCAGGCGCTCAAGATAAAGAACCACTCGACCGCCATCGAATTCGCCATGTCTCTCTTCCACGCCTTTACCATCGGCCAGGAGCTGACGGCCTCGACCTCTTCGTGGACCATGCAGAAGAAGAAGGGGTTGGCCAAACTCAGCGGCTACAACCCGGTCACTGCGCTCAACGACTCCCGGGACATCGCCGCCCTGGTCAAAAAATTGATGGAGAATCCGGAATTAGCCGGGGACGAAGCCTTCGCCGCCAAGGCCGACAAACTGTTCGGGACCAGCAACGCGGACGTGCTCGACATTATTCGGCAATTCTATCTGGTCGGCGGGGATCTGCATCAGGACATCAGTCTGCGCTCAAGCACCCACGCCCTGGGCAAGATGAAATACTCCAAAGGCGAAGCCCAATTCGAGATGAAAGACGGCGAGCTGAACATCAGCCAGCCGAAGGCCAACCTGTCCGCCATGGTGGGCTCGGTCAAGGACGTCCACCGGACCCTTATCAACAACAACCCGGACCAGCCGGTGGCCGCCATGTTCAAGACGATGGCCTTCGCCTCGCTGCAGGGGACGACCGCCTGGCTGATGGAAGAAACCATCCCGAAGGTCAAGCTGGGCGTCTGGATCAGGGAGTATACTCAGCGGCTGGAACGGCAGAAGGACCAGATCGCCGCCGGGCAAGTCAGCAAGGAAGAAATCGCCCACAACACCATGAAGTTTGTCGAGGACCGCTTCGGGGAAGTCAACTGGACGAACCAGTGGATGTTACCGTCCTATAAGTCGGCCCTGCAATTTCTGTTCAGATCCTTCACCTGGTTCACCGGTTCGTGGAAATCGCTGGCCAAGGCGGGCGTCGACGTCGGCAAACTCGGCTGGTTCGCGGTCAAGGACCTCGGCGCCAAGGACAGCGAGAAGGTCAACTACCAGCTGACCGAAAAAGGCTGGTGGGGGGTCAACGCCGTTATCGCGCACTTCATGGCGGCCGGCATGATCTCACTCGCCTACAACATCGGGGTCGGGCTCGGCGGCGGCGGGGAAGTCCCGGACGATGAAGACGTTCCGTTGCTGACCAAAATGCTGTTCCCGCGGGTCGACGCCAACGATCCGCAGGCGCGCATCTCAATTCCGTCCTACGTGACCGAAGCCTACAAGATCTTCCACCACCTCGGCATCCTCGGCACGCACATGGAGCCGACCAAGATGGTCTCCGGCCGGGTCAACAGCATCGTCGGCAACGCCTTCGAAGCGTTCAGCGGGGAGAATTTTCGGGGGGTGACGATCCGGGACAGCAACGACAACGTCGGCAAGCAGGCGTTCGACTCCCTGACCCACATCTTTTCGATCGCGCCGATCTCCATGTCTTCCGCCTACGGCGATTGGCGCAGCAAGGGCTTTAACCCGAAGCTGACCACCTACTCGCTGCTCGGCCTGACCTCGGCGCCGGCGGTGGCCAAGCGCTCGGCGGCCGCCAACAAGGCGTTCGAAACCAGACGGAAGGAGTTCAAGGGGCGGGCGACCAGCGAAGACGAGATGACCGTCAGGGACAAGGTCAAGCGGGCCGCCTACGCCTACGGGCAGGGGGATAAGGCCGAGCTGAACCGGATGCTTCGGGACGGGGAACTGTCGAAACGTAAATACGACAACGCGATCGCCAGGCTGCCGCGCATCGGCGACAAAAAGAACCCGCGCTACAAATCCCCCCTTGTCTCGGCCATGACTGGCCTGACCCTGCAGGGCGCGATCGACACATGGCAATACGCGACCGACTCCGAAAAGAAAGTCCTGCGGCCGCTGATGTTCAAGAAGTACAGCAACATGATGTCGCGGCGGGACAAGTCGAGCGACGAGAAGCAGGCTTTCAGGATAAAGATGAAGGAACTCGGCATCCTCAGATAAGCAGCTTGGGATTAAATTATCAGGAGGCATCATGAACAAGGTTGTTTACGGAAAGCGGTCGCAGGCGGCTTTCGACACACTCGATCCGCGCTGGCAAAAAGTCTTCACCTACATCAAGGACGTGCTCGGCATTGACCATTCTCTGCTTGAAGGGCATCGTGGGCAGGAGCGCCAGGATGAACTGTTCTTCGCCGATCCTCCGGCGACGCACGTCAGGTGGCCCGACAGCACCCACAACAGTATGCCGTCGCGCGGGGTGGACGCTGTCCCCTATGTGCTGATTCCCGGGCGTAGAGGGGGTATTCACTGGCACGACTCCGATCCGCAGATCAGAGAACTTTATTACCGGGAAATGGTCCGCTTCGCGGCGATCGTGCAGATGGTCGCTCTTCTTGTATTTGATCTTGAAACCCGTTGGGGCGGGGACTGGGACAAAGACTGGTCATTGCTTGACAACAAATTCAACGACTACCCACACCACGAACTTTAGGAGGACTCCATGGCTTTTTGGGAATCAGTTGCATCCGGAACCATTTCCGGCTTCATGTCCAGCGCCGGGGAGCTGTTCAAGGACATCCGGACGGCGATCACCGGCAAGGAGCCAATGACCGCCGAGCAGCAGTATGAACTTCTCCGGCGGCTTGACGCGCTCGAAGAGGCGAGAGCGAACCGCGAACAGGAAATCATCATGGGCCAGCAGGAGCTGACCAAGATCGACGCGCAGAGTGCCTCGCTGTTCAAGTCGGGTTGGCGGCCGGCGCTTGGCTGGGCCTGCGTCTTCGGCATCAGCTATCAGTTCGTGCTTCGACCGCTGGCCATCTGGGTCACCAAACTCGGTTTTCTGCTTTACGGAGCCTACCGGGAAGCGGGCCTGACGACAGAGCTGCTGGAGATCATGAAGGAGGCGGTCAACATGCCTTCCCTTGACATGCCGACCCTGCTCGCCCTGGTCGGTACGCTGCTTGGCGTCGGCGGAATGCGCTCGCTGGAAAAGAGATGGGGGGTGGCTGCCAAATGAGTGGAGGAATCAGAACCGAGCGGTCCGCCATGCGCCGCCAGGAGGACGAAGACAAAATCCGCCGGGCGATCCGCGACGAGATTCACGAGTATTTCAAGGACGCTCCGTTTGTTGTGGCCATGGAAGAACATTTTCTGCATCATCAGCAGATGAAGGAGTGCGCGATCAATAGAGAAGAGTGGATGTCCAACCATAATTTTGTCTCGGAGATGCGCAAGGATATCAGACTGGTCCGGCGCACAATCATCTCCCGCATCGTTACCTGGCTGACGCTGTTCATTACCGGTTCAATCACATTGGCCTGGGTCATGAAACAACTCGGGTTCAAATTCAACTAAAGGAGATTCATCATGGGCAACATCAGAATTCAGGGATTCAGCAAAATCGTTGACGAGGATACTGTTCTGGTGACAAGCGATCCGTTTGTCGTCGGCGAGAACCACCCGGTGACGCTGGTGGCCAAGGGGCTGGCGGCCGGCGAGACCGTCGATCTGCAGATCAGTTACGACGGGGTCGACTACGAGGATTGCTGGGCCGAAAACACGCAGCTTCAATTGTCCACGACCAACAACCCGGTCACCGTCTACGGCCCAGGCATGTTCCGCGTCGTCAAGAACGTAACGGCAGGAGCCGCTGGCGTAGCCAAGTGGGAAAAGCCATAAGAAGGGAGTTATTATGCCGGTACAAAAAACATTTGGTTCTCCCGTTCTTTTCCCCGGGATGTTTGCGAGCCTCGGGAAAAAGCTTTTGAGAATTACGGACATATACACCGCCGGCGAACAGGGCCTCTGGCTCGACATCCAGAACCTCGCCAACCTCTACCAGGATGCCGCCGGTACGACTCCGGCGGCGGTGGGCTCGCCGGTGGGGCTGATCATCGACAAGAGCGGCAACGATAACCATCTCTCGCAAGCGACCAGCTCACAGAAACCGATCCTGCGGCAGGATGCGGGGGGTAACTACTATCTGGAAATGGACGGGGTAGATGATCTACTCAGCGTCACTCTTGCCGCGGCGCTTGGCGATTGTACTGTGGTTTACGCCGGACCCGACGAGCTCACGACCCTCGCGCTCAACGTCGGCACCGAGTTCCAGCTGCACACCGGACACTGCTACGGCCTGTTGTTGATCGACCGCGAGCTGACCGCCGCCGAACTGGGGAGCACACTATGAGCACACTACGACAATATCTGGCCGGAAAATGCGGCAAGCCGAACTACACGATTTTTGTCCCCAACCCCGACCGCGCCAAGGTCGAGGCGGCGTCGGGAGGTAAAAACACCGTCCTCTTTGACGACCTCGACCAGCCAAGCATCATGGTGCGCGTCGACCCCTTTAACTGCGAGGACATCGCAGGCGATTACGGCAGCGGACTGCACCCGGCGTTTGAAGCGGGGAAGGAATACTGGGTCGGCAAGTATCAAGCCTCCCTGCTCAACAGCCGCGCCGTGTCGCTGCCCAGCCGCGACCCCGCAACGTCTATCAATTTCGACGCCGCCATGACCGCCTGCCGTGCCAAGGGGGACGGCTGGGACCTGATGTCCAACGGATTGTGGGCAGCGCTGGCGATCACGGCGCGCGACAACAACACCATGCCCACCGGCAACAACAGCTACGGCCGTGAGTATTCGGATTTGACGCAGCAGGGTATCCAGCAGGATTGGACCGCTCCGGGTAGCGACAATGGGGCCGACCGGACACTGACCGGCAGCGGCCCGCTCGCCTGGAGCCACGATGGCACGCCCTGGGGCATCCGTGACCTCAACGGCAACGTCTGGGAGTGGGTGTCGGGTATGCGGCTCAACGATGGCGAGATCCAGGTGATCCTCGATCCGGTCGCCGCTGATCACGGGGCATCATCGAGCGACTGGAAAGCGATTTTGCAGGATGGCAGCCTGGTAGCTCCGGGAACTGCCGACACGCTCAAATATGACGATGCCCTTAAAATCAACACGGTTGTTGGTGCGGGTGGCTCGTATAGCCAGTTGCTGGAATCAATTGCCCCGGCCGCCGGGGTGACTGTCCCGCCCCTGTTGGCCCAGCTGGCGCTGGCTCCCGGCACAACAGGCCTGATGGGGGACCGTTTTTATTACAACAATACCACTGAGCGTCTGCCGTTTCGTGGCGGCCGCTGGGACAGCGCGAGCAATGCCGGGGTTTTCGCCTGCCACCTGAGCAACCCGCGGTCGGTCGCGGGCGCGACCATCGGCTTTCGCCCTTCATTTGTTTCGGTAGTTTAACTATGTGTTACAGCATTGTGGCATGTGGAGCATCAAGTTGGTCTCTTCATTGTTTGTCGGGTTTTCATGAGTACGAATGAATACAAAGGAAATAATATGAGCTGGCCACATCGCGTACAAATGATTGTCCCGGCATCCCTGCGGGATTCCGCCAACCGCATCGGCCGAGCCCTCGACCCGGATCGCGGGGGAGACAAAACCTTCGCCATCCCCCTGCCGAGCGCCGAAAATCCGACCCACTACGGCGCGTCAACCGCAGCAGCGCCGGATTTCGTGCAGACGGTGCAGGCGATCCTGGCCGGGCAGGTCGACCTGCACCAGGCCATCTCCGCCGATTACGCCGCAAGATGGCCAGACCTGGAGCCGCCGACGGCGCAGGAGTGCGCGGATTTCCTGGCACAGGTGGTAATCCGGATTGATGAGCCGTGGGGGGATGTGTTAGCGGAGATGGGGCTGCAGGTTGAGGATGATGCAGGGGGGATGGTGTGAGTTACTACCGCAGGATAAAGCCCGATTCCTTCAAGCAATACCTTTTCAACAATCTCTTGGCGGCGGACATCCTGCTTAACTGCATCATGGGGGGGAGGGTCAGGACCATTTCCGAGCGGATCGGGGAAAAGAAGCATGGCGGTTATCTGTCCAAGTGGCGACACCCCCTCCATTACTATGTCGATAAGTGGATTCTGGAGACGATCGATCCGGGGCACTCGGTTGACGCCTATATGGCGAACAGGGAAGCGGACGAATAGCTAGAGCCGGTAACTCCAGACAAGCAGGCCAACAAAAAGCCCCCCGGAAGAATTGAATCTTCCGAGGGGCTTTTTGCTTATTTCGCCGTCTTCAGGGCCTGGTAAAGAAAGTGGGCGAAGACGTCAACGAACGTCTCGTCGTCGCGCAGGTCGAAGCGGTTCATCATGAACAGAATCCAGTGCACCATCTCGTGCAGGTAGGTATGTTCGAGCGTCTGCATCGGGTGGCCGGCGGCGGAGAGGGTTATGGTCTGCTCCGGGTAGTTGGCGGCGCCGATCTTGCGCGACTGCTCGAACATTGCTTTATCGAAAACGGTTTTGATGTCGAAGCCGCCGAGCGAAATCGTGTCGGGCACAGCGGGCAGGACAGATCCCGGTGAAACTTTTTTTGGCGCCATTACAGATCCTCTCTGCGGGCCCACTCGCACATCACCGCGGCGTCCGCGTCTCCTTTGAAAACAATCCCGGGGAACAGCCGCTGGCCGATCGCCAGGGAGAGGGCCTTGGTCTCCTTATTATACTCGGCCATTCTTTTCTTGCGGGCGGCTTTGAGTTTGTCATTCTGCACCTTCTCGTCCTTGCTGGCCAGCTTGGGCAGCTTCGGCACAGCCGGGACCGCCGACCGCTTGGGCAACATCGGGGTCTGCCACTGGCGGGAGTCGACGTAGTGGTAGCTTAAACCAAGCGTCTCCAGGACAACCAGGGTTGCTTCGTCGCAGCGCAGAGCCGAGACGCTGGCCTTCCAGCGCAGCGGGTTGAGCATCGGCCGCTCGATGACCACGGTGGACTCCCCTTGCGCGTAGGGTTCGAGGATTGCTCTGAGCGCGACGCCGTCGACGCGGTTGAGATATTCCTTTACCTTGGTGTAGTTGAGGCATTTGCGGACCGGGGTCGGTCCGTAGTGCAGCAATTTGCCGCTGGCGGAGAGGATGCAGATCGATCCGGACACTCCGTTGTCGATGGCGATTGTGACTTTCATCAATTTATTCCCCCTTGTTCTTCTGGTTGTTGAGTTCATCATATTGCGGTTTGAGAAGCGCGGCCATGCGGCGGTGCGTCCGGTAGGGTGATTTTTTCAACGCCTCCATGTATTCTTCCGGCGTCCTGGCCGGCTCGATGTACCTGGTGAAATACAGGTCGCGTCCATTACTTCTGCCCACAGTTATCCTCCTAGTAACAGCCATGCTTCGTTGAGCAGGGTCTGGCAGTCCTTGCAGCCATTGTCTGTCTTGGCGGCTGCTTCAAAGCGTTCGACGCAGCGGGCGACAGGCCAGCTGACAAAGCCAGGCTTGCCATCCGCCGACCCCGCCATGGGGCAGCGCCGCTTAAAAGATCGGTTTTCCATGCAGCCTGACAGGGGGTTCAATACCTTCCTCCTTACAGAGTCTCAGATTCTGCGCGCAGACGTGGGCGACGTCGCACCAGTCGAGGCAGCGAGTTCGCTTGTTGTAGCGCTCGACGACCTTGTACTCCGGTTGGTCGGCGTATTTCTCATCCTTGATTTTCTGGCACTCTTCCCGGGTTTCGCACTTGGTGCCGTTGGTCGCCCGGCTGGCGCCGTCCTTCATGATCACCACGTCGATCAGATCCTGCCACATCTCGTGCTGGGAGCAAGGGTATCGACTGGCGAGTCCTTCTTCGGCAGTGAGTCCATCGGCGCCGAGAGTGTCAACAATCCGCTGGGCGTCGGCCAGGCGCTGCAGGCGCTCGTGGATGAAGGCTTCTTGGCTCTCCGTGTCCCAGAGTTTGAGCGGAACTTTGACGATTTGGCAGGCGGGGTAATTCGGCTTGAAAGCTTCATGCGCCTTCCAGTCGCCGATCAAAGCCCAGACGTTCAGGCGGTCGACGGTATGACCGGCTGCCCTGACGATATAGGCGTAGGTGTTCTGGCCCGCCTCCCAGTCCTCGAAGCCGCCCTTCTGCATCTTGTAGACCTTACAAGTCTTGTAGTCGCGGATCTCCGGCTCGTCAAAGCAATCCAACTTGCCGGACAGAACCACGGTCTTGCCGTTGATCTCGAAGTCGACGTACATGCGCTGCTCGACCGTCGAGCTCATGTCTTCGTGCCAGGAGTCTTCCAGCACCTGGTGGGCGACGCTGCCCATGAAGGCGGCGTAGAACTTGGTCACGTCCCGGATGATCAGGTTGTCCCTGTGCAGGCGGGTGAGGATGACCTGCTGGGTCGGCGCGGTGATGGTCGAAGCGGACTCGTCAAAGGACCGCTCGTTCGGGTCGCTGTAGCGGTCCTTCATGATGGCCCGAACAATCTCCGGAGGCAGACCATGCTTGTTGGTAAAGAGAATTCTTCCGGCGCGGAACACTTCGACTCCGCTGATAATGCCTGCTGGTTCAATCACGATATTTTCCTTTCTCATATTGTCGCTTGATGGCGATAACAATGTATTTTACGTCGATTAACTGAACCGCGTCAGCGACGCTGGTCTTTTCGATCGCCCGATCCAGGGCGCTGATCGCTTCGTCTATCCTCTCCAGATTTTTGAGTTTGAGTTCGATGATCATTCTTCTTCTCCTGAAAGCAGAGTCCGCAGTGCCCTTCACACTCGACACAGATTCCGCGTGGGCAATGAATAGCCATGATCTTCCTCCTTCCTGTTTGTGGTCGGGCTCAACGCCCCTCCTGTTTTGGCTTGTCCCACGGCAGTTCATCGTGGACCACGCCGTCGAGGGTCCGGCCTGACCCCGCTCTTCGTATGCAGGGCCTGTCTCTCTGTCATTTTCATAAAGACCTCCATTTTTAAGGGTTTAAGCCAAAAAGGGAAAAAGACTATACGGCATTGGGTGCTGTAGAATTATTGTTAGACCCTGACGATTTCCGGGTGAGTCTCCAACATTAGGCATGGCACATGAACAGCTTCGTTGCCAACCACGTCCAGCGGCAAAAGTTCATAGGTGCCTTCCTGTTTCACCCCTCCAAGGTGTTCGCCTATCACTTTCCAGCAGCGGAAGCCGCCGCATGTCGGGTAATGAGGCATCCTGATAACGTCGCCTACGGTAAATCTCTGAATTTCTCTTTTCACAGCGTCCTCCAAATGGGTCTAACAATGGGTTCGAGCCGACGTTCAACACGGCAGCTCCTCGAAAAGTTCGGTGGTCGGCCAGCGGCGCGTCGCGCTGGCTCAACCCTTACCGTTAGCGCCTCAATGCTGAGCGGTCTTCCCATGCTTCGCCATCGTCGTACAGGCTCTTTGCCATGGCTGCACAGCAGGCGTTGCACCAGCGGTACGACATCAATTCACCGTCGAACACAGCGGCCATGGTCCTGATCCGCTCTTTCGGCTGTATCTGCTGGCCGCACAGGTGGCATTCCCCGCTCTTGCGGGCTGTCACCATTTTGTCTTTCAAGATGCGGTCATCCGGGGAACCAAAGTCGCCCTCAAACGGTCCGCAGCAGAGACAGTCGTGCTCCGAAAAGGCGCTAACCAAACGCTGCACGGCGGACTTGCTACGCTCTGGGTCTATTCGGCCCGTCTTCTCGAATTCAAATCTCTCTCCAATTCCCATGTTCTCCTCCGTAGGGCCGCAAGCCCGTTAGCTAATCGTTCAACTGAAATCATGATACATCCCTTTTCTCGGTTAAATCTGTGTAGATATTAATTTAATTGCGGTGGACACGGCCAGGCCGTTCAGACCTTTTTCCATCGTCTCCGGCCGCCCATGTTTCCGTTTTGATTCCCGGCGATGATTCGTTCCCGGCTGATTTCTCTGGCCAGCGTCGTGTCACGGGTCGCATATCCGTCCGGGAAGGCGACGTTATAACGCCTGGCTCGCTCTCTGAGGGTCGCGCGATCGATCCCCAATAGGTTGGCCGCCTGGGTCTTGTTCAAGTTCAACGAGACGCAGTATTCGAGCGCGGCCCTGACGCCGCCATACTCCTTCTTCAATCTGATGTCTGGATCTGGATAGCCCATCCTTCCTCCTGCCAGCAATATGCGCATGGCAAACAACGAAAAAACCCCCGCTTTTCAGAGAAGCGGGGGCATGAAACAAAGGGCGGTCTGACTTGAGCAGCCCCGGAGGGGGAGAGGGGCTGTTGATCTCAGTACCAGACAGTACTTGGCCGGCGCTTAACCCGACGTCTCGCGCCAGCCACTTTAGACGGTAGCGCCCTGTCGATCAAAGGTTCATCTGCGATTCGTAGTCCTCAATCGGGACTGTGTCCTCGACGATTTCGTCGGTGTCGTGCCGGCGCAGGTTTTTCACGCCTTGCTCCCAGTGATATTCCCAATAACACTCGACTTCCTTGTGTTCCATGCCGGAGTCGATGACCGGCGCCAAGTAGTTGACGCGGGTCCGCTTAGGCTTGATACGCCGGTTGGCTTCGGTGCGATCCGCTTCGAGGGACTTGATCTCGACAAGCAACTTGGCCTGCTCCTGTCCGTAAGCGTTGCGCTGCTCGTCGCTCAACAGAGACGGCAGGGTTCTGGTTATGAGTTCCATTATTCAGACTCCTCCTCTTCGATCAGGGCATAGCCGGCCTCGAAGACCTCAGTTGGCGTAATAGACTTGTGGCCGTCTTCGTAAACAACGAGATATTTGCCGACCTTTGGATGGTGCTTATTGGCAAACTCGTCGTTGATTACAAGTTCCTGGCCTGCTTCACCGAGAATCAAGACTTTGACCTCCGGTGTGCCGCGTCTGTCAATACGAGTGATCCTGGCCGCCTGCACGACCTTGTGACATTTGTATCTGGGTAACGAAATAGATTCTGCCATCTAGTAAATCCTCCTTGTTAATTGATCGGCCCGATTGAACGACCGCATGCCGTTCAATCTCGGGCTGACCATTATTGATTATCCTTAAATAATTCAGTGATTCGCGGGCGGTCCGTCGCCGTCCGCTGATAGCATCGTTGGCTGTCTAGCAGTAACGCCCAGTTCCGCGCTGGTCAATCGCGGGCCGCTCATCTGCCCGCTCCCATACCAGCAGCGCCAGCACATCAGCATTGGTCACCGACAACGCTTCGTCTCTGGCGTCATACTGGCACTCTCGGTTATTGCACTCCCAGCCGGTATCCACCTCAGACCCGCATTCTGGGCAAAAGTTACGGTGGGCAATAGCGCGGCGATGGCGCTCATCAGTTACAGGGTAGGTTAATGTCTGCATTCTCGTCTCCGTAGTTAGATTGCCATCCAACCAGCCCAATGCAGCGGAGGTTGATATGGCAGTGTTTTCCGTCAGCGCCCCACCGGTCCGCTGACCTCAATCGTTAGGGTGCTATACCGCAATCCCAGCCATATGTGTTCGGGCCATCCTCTCCATCACAGCTTTCAGCCACCAGCTTGTCGTAACCATCGCCGGCCAGTATCCTGATCACCTGGTCTATTACCCAGTCCTTGTGGTGAGCGCCGTCAATTCCGCCATACTCAACGGCCAGTTTCAACGCCTTGTCAATGGTGGCCCGTTCAGCCCCGCCCCCTAACCCGTTAATTAAGAGGGAATTGCTACCACTGGGCTTTCCGCAAGCAGGGCAGACATAAACATCAGGTTCAGAGTATTTGTCTTTCGGTGTCGTCATATCCGCAATCCCCTTATCTTTGATCGTTAGATTCTAAATCGGCGCAAAACCTCTACCCGTCGTAGCATCCACAGGCTTCCTCCAGAAGGTACTCTACCCCCCCGAACTTGATACCCACCTCGCGGCTTGGAGCCGTTACCGACTCAGTGGCTATTGTTTTAATCGTTCGGCTCATGATGGATACAGCCGAAGTCCGGCCCCGTAAGCAGTTGCGCCATATATTCCGACCCGTCACACACGGTAGCCCCGTCGCGCTCCGGGCGCTGATAGAACGTAATCTTTGGGCAGCGACAGCGCCGCACAACGTGGCCCCACTTGGTGGCGATGGCCTCTTCCGTCTTCTCCTGCTCGTACGTCACCGGGTCTTCCGGTGAAATCAGTGAGTTGTAGCTGTCATTTTTGTCGAGTACCCACCACCGGCAAGTTGAACAAGTCATTTTATCCGGCCACCCCACCTCTAATTCTTCTGTTATGTCGCGCGAATTGATGGTTGCCAGATCGAGATCGGCTTGGCTATTCCAAATACGCTTGCCGCAACCGGTGCACTCGGAGCCTGCAACCTTGTGCTGGGTACAAACCTTCATTCGAGAACCGCAACTACAAACTTCCATAAGATCTCCTTAAATATTATCAGTTATTTCTTTTCAACAGCCGGTTAGCTTCGTGAGCTGGTCGCACTGACCCTATCGTGGAGTCAGTACCTTTCGAACAGCCGTATAAGATCGCTCGCCGCTCGGACGCTCACCTGATACAGTGGAGCGACTTTGACCCTAGACTATTATCAGCTCTGTATCAGCCGATCACTCACCGCTCTAGGTCTGTACCCACGGTTCCCGTTTTGAGCTCGCATAGTACGGGATGAACAATCCAGGGCGCTACCCGATAGACCTGACCACCCTGGATTTTGCACAAAAAAAACCCGCCTTGGAGTGTCGGGCTCCGTAGCGGGTTCGAGCGATGTTGCTGCTCTTTTCTCTCAGACTGGTATCCCGACAATGCCAATCTGTTAATTTCGTTTGGACAAGATACTTTTTCCCACGGCGTCTTGTCAAAAGAAAAATGTCAAAGCAGGTTTCCCTGCTCCGAAATAGCGGTCATCGCGCCGATTTCTCCGTCCGGGAAGACGTGCGCGACGACCTGCGGGACGTTCTCGGACAGAAACAGGCTGCGAACGTCCTTGGCGCTCAGGCTCACGCCCCGCTCCTTGTACATCTCGACGTAGGTCGGGTTGTTGGAGATAAAGAGGAACGGCTTGTCGGTGCCCGGGTCGAACGCCGCGGCGACCAGGGTGTCCTGGCTTTCCAGCAGGAAGTCGATAGTCGACTTGCCGACCAATTCCTCAGCCAGCAGCGGCTTCCAGCGTTTCCCATCCAGCCTTTTGATTTGTACCTTCATAAAAATCCTTTTCAGGTCAGGGCCTTTACAGCATCGATAAAGGAGAAGCCGAAGACCTCCATCATTACATCTACCGAATTGAAACTCTTGTCGCAGACGAAGCATCTAGCGCGGTTGGCTTTTCTGTGCAGGGAGAGCGAGGGCGAATTATCCTGATGACAGAAGGCCAGGGCAACTCCGTTTTTGAAGTCGATCAGTTTTTCCAGAGGGTAATCCCTGGCCCGCTCGATGCGCGCGTCGTCGATATCGTTGATCGGGTCGAATTCTCTCTGGTGAATGGTGTTCTTGTTCAGGTAATTTATCTCTTCCTCTATCTCACCTCCCCAGCGCCGCGCGACGAAGCGGTTCAGCTCGTCGTCGCAGAAGTAATCCTGTTTGTAGAAGTCGAGCAGCGGCTGCAGGAAGCGAATCCTGCACAGCGCCGCTTCCCGCGGGTCGAAGTCCATCTCCTTTGCTATTTGCAGGGTCTTGAAATAACTGGCCATCAGCCCTCCTAAATCGTGATCTGCAGCGTGTTCTTGGCGGAGAAAAGCTTTTGTCCCTGATTCTGAACATAATCCGCGTGCTTGACCTCGAACTGCTCGACCAGTTCACGCTCCAGCACGCTCAGCTGCTCGTAGGGTCTGGCCCCGTAGTCTCCCGGCAACCAGCCCTTTCCCTTGCAGGCGGTGACGTTGAAGCGACGCAGGATATTCTCGCTTCGGAATGTCAGGTGAATCGTCCCCTTCTTGTAACAGACGAAGTCGAAGTAGGTCGACGATCCCTTGTTGGCGCCGCCGGCGGTTGTTGGTGAACGGGTGTCTGATCGTCTCGGCGTTCAGCAGGCAGACGATTTGACCGCGATACATGATTTCTATCGCCTTGAGTAGATGATTCTCACCGCTCTCGAAGGGCGGGTTCATGAGGATCGCGTCGAACTGGTCGGGGGCAGAGTAGGTCAGAAAGTCGGAGTCGAGAAGCGTGAAGCCCTTGCCGCGGAGAGTCGCCTGCAGATCATTGTCTTTTTCGATACAGAAAATTTGCGCCTGGCTTCCGTAGGAGGATTTATACCTGGTTCTGATCTGTTCGGCCAGGTCGCCCTTGCCGGCGGAAGGCTCCAGCCAGCGGGTGGGGTAGCCTTTTATCTTTGACAGCATTTTCGACGCAAGAAGGGCGGGCGTCGGGTAGAAACTGGGGATGTTCAGCATAATTACTCCTCAAAACGGTGCCTGTATTTCGGTCACGAGTTTGTATTCCTGATCGCTCATGTTCTTGAAGCGGCCGCTCTGCCAGTCGTAGTCGAGAACTTCCATACCGACCTTGCCCATCCATTTCTGCTTGATCTTCTGCACGTAGACCGCCAGCTGGTTCTTGGTCATGTCCGGCCGGTGGCAAACGACTCCGTAATCCATCTTGTTGCGCCACATCGCTCCGTCAGAGATGTCGTAGAGGGTAGGGACAGGGTAAGAGCCGTCCTTGTCCTTCTGCGGCTTGCTGGGGTGCGCTACGATGGCGATCAGCACGTTGTTGTCGCGGGCGAACTTGATGATGCGGGTCAGTGTGTTGGCGAGATATTCGTGCAGCAGCTCGGCGGCGGCCCGCTTGTGCATGACCGCGTTCCATGGATCGATAACCAGGCAGTCGAGGCCGTCTGTGTCGATCTGCAGCTTGGCCTGGTCGAGAAGGGTTTCGAGCAGCGGCACTTCAGGGTCCGTCCAGAGGAAATAATTGTCCAGATATTCCATGGCTGTGTCATTTTCGGTTTCGGTGAATTTCAGAATCGACTTGCCGATAAATTTCTCCGCCAGTTTCCCCATGTGCATCTCGATCGGGTGATTTTCCGGGGAGTAGAAGAGCGTCTTCCAGCCATGCTCAAGCGACATATTGACCAGGACCGCGTCCAACCACTCGCTCTTGCCCATGCCGGGAATCCCGGTGATGACCATCAGATATCCCTTGGCCAGCCGGATCAGCTTGTCGAGGTCGGTGTAGCCGGTGGAGAGCCCCTTTCTCATAAATTCTCCTTTTCGGACTTTCTGAAACTGGATTTTCAGGTGGCGTGGCTTAATAATCATAGAAGACCCTTCGGAGTGGGCAAGAGGTACGGGCAAAAAGCATGACGAGCGGTTCATCATGCTTTAGCTTTGATCCGGATTCCATCTTTTTAAGATTAATTATCGTGCCAGATTCCGTCCGCGTCCCGGTAGCCGCTGCGCTCCCTGCCGGCGTTCGGGTCCTCGTCTTCCCAGCGCCGCTGGTTGAGATAGGTGGTCGGCATCGGGACGTATTTGCCCCGCTCCTTGGTCCAGTCATACTGCTTGACCTGCCATTTCAGGGCGGTCATCAATTCGTCCACCAATTGCTTCGGGTTAGCTGCGCGGTCCATCAGGGTCAGCCAGATACTGTAGGCGGCCCCCTTGCCAGACCTTTTCGGGTAGAGACTCCACCAGGCGACGAACTCATCCGAGTAGTTGCCGTCATGTTTGGTCTTCGTGACTTTCTTGCGCTCGATCGCCGGCTCCAGAAAGTCTTCCTGGCACTGATCAGTCATCATATCGATCGACACCTTTAGCACGAACTTGCCGCGGTCTTCCGGCTGCAGGTTGGCAATTCGCGTGTAGAAGGCCGCTGCGTCGATCAGGTATTTTTTTGTTGCCATACTGTCCTCCTTCCAATCTTTCACAAAAAAGCCCCTGACTTGCGCCAGGGGCTTTTCTCAACTGTCGATCTGCAGCCCTCAGAAAGGAATTTCTTCCTCGCCCATCAGCGGCGGATCGTTCGCCGGCGCCGCTTCATGCTTCGGCTCGTTGGCCTGCATGCCGGAGACTTTGCCTTCATCCGAGGCCAGGATCCGCTTCTGAACCCACGGCCAGACCTTGTCCCACTCCTCCTGGTTGCGGATGTTCTCGATCTCGAAGAAGACCAGATCATTGACCCGCTCGATAACCGTCATCCCCTTGGCCAGCGGCAGGACGCCGCCGACGTTGGCGTAGACCTTGTTCGGGTCCTTCTTGCTCGGCTTGAGCACCACCGAAATCAGGCAGGGCTTGTCGAGGATATTCTGCATGTTGAAGCCTTCCAGTTCCTCCGCGGTGAATGCGCGACCGCGCCAGGCGACCAGCATCTTGTAGAGGTTGGAATTCTTGCCCAAGCTGACCGTGTAGTCCTGGTTGACGGTGAACGGCCGGCCGTCCGACATCGGTTCGGAAAGTTCCCAGACAATCTTCATCATGGTTTTTTTGGCGCCGGGTTTGGCGTCCGGGTGATCATTCGGAAACGTACCCAGTTCGATGACCTGGATGCAACGTGCGGGGTAGGAACCCGCTTCCGGGTTTTCAAAGCTTTCACTTTCCGAACCTTTTACTGCTGACAGCGACATAGTTGCTCCCTTTCTTGCTCAAAATTGAGCGAAATATAGGCCAGTGTTGGCCTGGCTTCCGGTTTCGTGTCACACCCCCCTGGATGCGGTGGCCCCGGTGTTGTAGATGATAACATCCGGCGAACATTCAGTCACACATTCCCAGATCTCCGGCGAGGAAAAGATCGGCTGCCGGTTCGACATCACCGGCTTGCCGTCGACGATCCGCAGCAGCAGCACGCCGGCACGCTGGTGGCGGATAACGCAGTCGAGATAGTTGGCGATCGCGAACTTGAGCTTGAGCGCGTAAAGAATCCCGAGCAGACTGCAATACTCCATCGAATCCGAGTCGAAGAGAGCCAGTTTGTCGTTGATAGTCTTGATTCTGGTGTTTTCAAGGGTCAGGCCGAGCGCGATCTTGCAGAACGATTTGATCGATTTCGGGCTGTTGATGTTGACCGCCGGGTTGTCTTCCCTGATGAATTTGAGCACGTCAAGATAGTGCTCCCGCAGCCTGTGAACCTTGTCCATGTCGAAATGGATGAATGAGTCAGTCACTTGGCCTCCTCGTAGATTCTGTTGAGATGTTTGATGATCGCCTCGAAGTCGAGGTTGTGGCGCCGCTGAAAGGTCAGGGCACCACGATGAACTTCGAGGTGACAGGGCGTGCAGAGCGGGATGCAGCGGCTATCGTCGGTCTTCCCCGCCATACACCCCTGTCCTTCCCGGTTGTGGTGATGCGGATTGCTTGGCCCCGGCACCCGCCCGGCGCATCTGCCGAGGCACGGAAGCTGTCTGATCCACGCCTTATATCGTTCGTTTCTGATCGTCTTCGGTTTCGGGACCGCTCTTGGCATCTGCCGCTCCGTTGATATAGCCGTAAAGGGCATTGCAGTTCTTGCAGTAGATCCGGTCTCTGTCGAAATCTTTCTCGACTCCAAACTCCGTCGAGCCGCATCGTTCACAGCTGATTATATTCATGTTTTCCTCCGGTGGATAAGGTTGGTGATTGTCGGGCAAGACGGTTTCTTCATCAATACCCCCTCGCGAAACAGTCGGCGATGATCCGATGCTTGGCGTTTTTCAGGCACTCGGTGTGGCCGGCGTTGATGTTGTGCGACTCATTGTTTCAATCCACGCCCCCGCGCGGGGGGGGCGACCGCTTCCTTCCAAGTTATTCCGCTTCCTCGCGGTAGCTGAAGCCAAAATCCCGCCAGTGCTCACCATGAACAACATCGGCCTGTTCCTTGACCCTGATAACCCGCCAGATTTTGTCCGGATGGATTATGTCTTTAATGCCCACGATATAAGGGTTGTCTGGAGAATCCTGAGGGACATGCTGACCGTCGGTATATGGCTTGAAACCTTCGTCGACGACAACCGTCAAATGATCGGCCATCTGTTCAACAAGACCATCGCCGTCTTCGGTGAAGATCATGACGATATCACCAGTGAAAAGTTTCCGGCCGTTGGTGTCATATATGCCCGTCTCTTTTCCACATTCGCACAGGCGGCACTTGCCCGAATAGACAAATTTCTTCATAGATCCTCCTTCATTTCGTCGTATTTCGCCTCGGCCGCGCAGTACTCTTCCTCAGCTCTGATCTCGGTCGGATCGACTTCCTTGGTCAACTCCCTGTCGTAGAACGCCGTGAAGTTGCAGCAGTCGCTGAGGGCGCAATACTCATCGCGCGGCCCCTCCGAGTGGCAACTGCACTTCTTTTCACACAGTCCGCAATAAAAGCTCATAGTCTGTCCTTTCCCGGGCCTCGCCCGCTTTGAATAGTGGTTTCAACCTACGCTTTCGCGCGGGAAGCGACATGGAATTTAATAGAACAGCCTCCTGCGAGGCTGCTCCGGTAAATCACATGACGTCTTAAAATTTATCTACCACGTCGTCGGGCCGCGCGATACCAGTTTCGTGACTGACGCCCTTCTCGTCGATATATTGCAGGGCGCCGTCTCTTTCTTGAAGCGAGCCGTCCTTGCGGGCATTGAGCATGAAGTTGATCGCTACGTTCTGGTTTCCTTCGGCCAGAGTCAGATAGCGTTCAAGGTCGGCGTTGATATTGGTGATCTGTTCGCGAACGCTCTGGATAGCGTGAAAACGATCCCAGAAGGTCTGCACAATTGCGCTGCGCTGCTTGTCGATCTTGTTGTAGGTGTTCATCTGCTCCTGCCACGCCGTTTTGCGCTCACGGTCAAGTTGAGTGCGCTCATGATAGGCGTTGTAATTCTCCTTTGACACGCCCGCGCGGGCTTCGAGCTCGGGGTAGTTGTAGTCGTCGGGCTTCAGATCGGTCACGACATGCGTCGAGTAGTCAGAGTCGACCAGGCGCATATTCTGGACGGCGGCGAAGATTTCTTCGGCTTCTTTGCGATCGGCAAAACACAGGTTGCCGACTTTGTAGTAGGGAAAGTCATTGGCCAGCTCTTCCAGTTCCGGTTCCTTGCCGGGGTGAGGCGGCAGCAAGGGGATGCCCTGCCACGCGCACTCCAGGTCGATCAGCTGCTCAACCCGCTCTTGGTTGTTGGTGATCTCGATAACTTCCGCGTCGGTCAATTCTGCGAATCTTTTCACAATGTTCTCCTTTTGAAAAAAATAAGGGCAGCCGGGATGACTTCCCTTGGAATAATTTTTACGCTGCTTCCGCTTCGGAGATAACCTTCCACTGCCGCGGGTTCAGTTCAAGGATCTTGCCGCCCAGTCGCTCCAGTTCAGTTGCTCGGTCGTAGTTGATATTGTCGTCCTGGCTGTAGCGGGTCACGGCGTTGAGCAGACCATATTGTGACAGGTCGCCGCCCTCGATCAGGTGCCGCATAATGCCGCTCCCTTCGTCCTCGGTGAAGCCGACGACCTTGCCGAGTTCCTTGACCGCCTGGGTCGGATCGCCGGTGACCTTGCGCCCGGTGGTTTCGCGCAAAGCTTCCAGCTGTTTGGCGAAGTTTTCCGGGGAGAGAAGTTGTCTGACGGTGTCGCGAACCTGCATGGTGATCGAGTTGCCGATCGCGCGGATGGTGTCTTCCTGGTAGGCGACTCCGAGCGGCTGGCGGGAGCCGCGGTGCGCCATGCGAATACCTTCGCCCAGATCCCGGCCGGAGATCATGCCGTTGGTGCAGACCAGCCGGTAGATCATGGTCTGAACGTTCAAAAAGCCGAGCCCGACTTCCGAGTTGCTGATGACCATACCGAGCTGAACCGGGTCGTTGACCTTGACATCGCCCTGCAGGCGCGGAGAAACGACCTTAATATACATTTTGTGGTCAGTCACGTCGCAGGACTCGACAGTCACGTCGGCTTCCTGAAGGACTGGCAGCACCATCGAGGCTACCGGGTAGTTGTCGATCCGCTTGTAGGCGTTGGAGAGGACCGCGTCGGTCTGGTTGTCTCGGGTGCGGAACATCATCGGCGTAGTGTGCCGCTGCAGCAGGTAATTGACGTTCTCGCGCAGCAGGGCCGGATGCTCGGACAAAACCTTGCGGTGGTAGGCGGCCGGGATGTTCAGCCGCTGCATCATCTGTTGCAAGGCCAGGTCCTGCATGACCGTCTTGCTGAGCAGGGTATGGCAGTTACTGTCCTGATGGGTGAAGTGCAGATGCGGGCGATTGTCGCCTTCCTCATGGAAGATCTCGGCGGCTTTGGGCTCGACGATGAAGTCGTTGCGGTTTCTGCTTCTGCGGTCAAGCTCCATGGCCAGTGACTGCAGATTTCCGAAGGTTCCCTGTTTCATTTGATTGCTCCTGTCGCGCGCTGGTACGCATCATGGGTTGCTGAAAGTTTCCGGTCGCAGTCTTCGCAGGCGTAGATGGTCAGTTTCTGAAAGCCGTAATCCAACCGGTGAACGGCAAAGGCCGGCTTCCCGCATACGAGAGTCCGGCCGTCGATGGTTTCCTTGCAGCTGCACCGTGGCAGCTTGTGTCTGGTTATCTTCATTTCTCGTCATAGCCTCCGCTGATCGCATACGCGCCGATCTGTTCGTTGTTGTTGTTCAGGATAATGTCGTGCCTTCGACCATGGCGCAGCTTCTCCACGATCAAAAGCAGGCGTCTGGCGACCTCACCTTCCTCCCAGGCGACGAACTCGTCGCCACTCAGGTCGAGGTGCATGGTGAAGACGTTGTTTGCCATAGAGCCTCCTTGTCAAAATACAGGGGAAGAAGAACCGGAGACGAGAACCCACACAATCGATCGTCTCCGGTCCTTCGATTAACCTACCCCTTCGGCTTGAAGACGGACTTCAAGGTGTATTTGCCGTCGCCGTCGTCGATCAGCTCGGCGGTCGCCGCTTTCGGGTCCTTCGATGCCAGCGAGTCGACGAACTCAGCAACGGTGAAGCCTTCCGGGATGTCGTAGGTTTTCTTTTCCCAGGTGATTTGCATGTCGGTAGCCATATTATTTATCCTCCTGAATGCAGATGTGTTCTTCGACCTCAACGAGAATATCGGAGTCGCTGTCTGCCGACGCCTTGAACTTAAGGATTTGTCCGCACTCGCAAGACACTTCATAAACAGCGACTTCGATGGTTTTTTCGATTTCGATAACTACGTTCATAACAGGCTCCCTTGTTCGCCTTCTTTCTCGGCGGGTTTGGACTCGGCGACTTCCTTCTTCGGCTGCGCCTTGCGGCCCGCCTTCTTCTTCAACTTGGACATCTCCAGCAGCAGCTCGTTCTTCTTGTCCTCAGACATAAAGGCGGAAGAGATCTTCTTGGTGTCGAGATAGTCGTCACCGACGACAAAAGCTTCGCTGATTTGCTGTGTGATAAACGACTTGCGATTCATCCTTCCTCCAACCTCATGGCGCACGGGTGGCTTACTTCATCGAGCCCGACCCATTCCCGGATCAGCTCGCAGCGGCTGGTGCCGCGATAGCCCATGGCGTGCAGCTCGGCTAGGGCGACGCCTACCGGCACCCTCTGCCGCCAGAGACAGACGATTACCAGCCGCAACGGCGGTCTTCCTTCGGGCAGGATCGAGTACGCCGTCAGGATAGACAGCAGGTCGTGCAGCGTGCTCGCCGTGTAGACCCGCCACCGGGTGTCGATATACACCGACCAGAAGCCGAGGATGGGGTTATATCGTGCGCTGTCGAGTACCTCCTGAACCTTCATTTCAATCTCCTTTTTGGTTAAAAGGTTAAAAGCCATGCTGCAGGGCCTGCTCCAGGTCCGATGCGTGGGTGTGGCCGAGGATATGCCTTACTTCGTGGCCAGTCATGCGCTCAGCGAGCGATACGGCGCCCTGATGGTCATTTAACAGCCAGATCGTGCCTCGATACGCCCCATCAACGAGTCCATCGGAAAAGGCACAGCCCCGTATTGTCTTAACGGCCATGTCGGGCTCACCGCAGACCATGGCTATAGCGTCCGAGTTCCCGTAGTTGATGGTCATTCTGACTTCAACGGTTGAGTCGGGTTGCGGTTGAGGTATGTTCTTCGCTGGTTCCTGACCGCAGCCGAACAGCAAAAATGCAACTGCTGCAAATAGATGTTTCATGATTTCCTCACGCCCAGTTGTAAAGGATTGCTTGACAACTCCCGCAGCACCGGACCTGCGGCCGGTGTGCTTTTTGTTATATGCCTAGTTCTTCCAAGTGGCGTCTCAGCCATGCGGGCATATTTTTTTGATGGCGGTAATACTTCCTATCTAGCCCGCACTCTCGGCATTTGATATAGAGTTTTCCTGTCGGATCAGGCATCATCCCTTCGCCACCTGTCCATTGTCCACCTTCCCTGTCATAACAATATGAGGTGATGAACATTTCCCTTATAGACACTTCGTTATGTTGGCACATCGGCATATAACCAATCGCTGCAAGCGGACTCGGCAAACTGCGCCGAGCCCTTGACCTCAGTCGTTAAGCCGCAATACCTAATGCGGAAACCGGCAGCACTTTCAGCCCGAGATCGTGCGCCAGTCGGTGTTCCACGCTGGCACCTTTCGATGTTTCCCACCCAGGCAGCAACGCCACAACCTCACACCGAACCAGTTGAGCTACGGCCATCCGCATATAGCCTGCCCAACTTTTACATGGTGGTTCCGGGTTCTCTGCCGGGTTCTCGACCTCGTGTCCCTGTCGCCGCAGTTCCTCGGCAGCAGAATTAAACGCCGGGTAGTTGTATTCCGGCAATCCAGACATAGGGCCAGCAATGTAAATTCTCATTACAGTAGTTCTTCTATCACCTGGGCAGAATAAAAACCCCGATCTACATAGTCCCCGAGAAAAATAAGGCGGTCGTCTTGTACCGGGGAAATCTGCTCGATCATCTGGCGAAGCGTGTGAACGCAGCCGTGAATGTCACCGATTGCAATTTCTCTCATTGTTCCTCCAAGTCAGTAAAAGCGCGGGCTCGTGGGGTTGTTGGTGTAAACGAACCCAGCGGTCAAGCGGACGGGTAAACCGTCCGCCGCTTACCTTCATCGTTATGTGAAAAATAAATTAGACGCTCTTCGTTGCCCTCGACGACGTTTTGTTTTCTTCGACAGTGTTCTGTCAATTTCAGCGATAGGGTCAGGGGATTCTTCGCACCTGCACACAACCTCATTGCAGTCAGGGCAATGTTCATCTTTCCCAGCGGTATAGAGCATATCACCTCCAATGAGCACATAACCAACGATTTGAAGCCGGACGGAAGATGCAGCAGCGATCCAGGCGAACAGTACTCCGCCGCCGCTTAAATCTACCGTTATGGTGCTACTGCATCTTGCCTTTATCTGGCAGGGTTGCCGCCACTTGCTCCCGCAAACAATCAATCATCCCCAACGTGGCAGCCTTGCCGATATGGGCCGCAATATTGCCCAAATGGGTGCCAATCATGGATGCGTAAAAAAGAAGGGGATCTTCGCCTATCCCCGTTTTACACAACGACTCTATCGCGGCTGATGCAAATTTATACCCAGCTTCAATGTCTGGATTTTTCGTCCTATCCATCTCCGTCTCCCGCGCCATAACAAGGCGCTGCAAGGGACGCCTTCGGCGTCCGTGTTTCTCGATAGGTTCGGTGGTACTCAATGGCCGGCTCCGCGCCGGGTGTCCCATCCATTGCAACCGCAGCATATCCACTTGGCAGGGGTGCTTCGAAAGATCGTCCTCCAAAATAGCTCTTTCATTTCATGCCTCCATTGTCGCGATTCGGGATAACCCCGCCATACTGATCTATGGTCCCACCCTCCGCTGTTTTCTTGGGTCCATCCAGAAGATTGTATCTATCATCCTCGCTCCATCCGCAAGGACACCCCCATGGGCCGGAAACAACCCCAACTCCAACGTGAACCTCGTCCCTATAACATTCATGGCCGCAGTTTTCGCACTTCATTTTATCCTCCTTTTTTGTTTTAGTGACAACTCCGCAACACTCATCTTGGACGTTGAAGCGCCCAAAACGACGAAGCCGCTACCCTCCAAACCCGGAACTACCCTTTGTTGTTTGAGGGATGTGGTAAACATGATCTTCCAATCCTCCGGGGTGAGCCGTTGCCCATGCCAATCAATCTGACGCGATATGTCCGACAACATGGCCCACATACGAGCGTTGGCCGCCAAGCTCCGCTTGCTCTTCGCCGGTCATGCTTCGACCAAATAAAAGGAGCCATCCATTGTGGTCGGGACCAAATATTCCTTACCCTGGTCAGACACATACACCACGCATCGCTCGCCCGCTACCCAAACCACATTCCCCTCTCGGCATTTCGGAGCTACGGTGCTGAGTCCATCATGGTCGGGCTCCCCCAACAGGCTGCACAGTGGATATTGTTCCCCGGTTTCTCTTGCATATGCTTTGATCATTGTCTTTCTCCTTGGTTCGGGTTGTTTTGTCCTCTTCTTGATTCTAATTATATACGCAATGTGTGTTTTTTTCTGAGGTGCAAAATCACCCTAACCAGGCGGTCAAGCGGATCGGCGCGAAAGGCCGCGCCTCACCGCTTACCTTGATCGTTAATCGGCTCGGTGAAACTCCATAGCCGCCTGCCACCTCTCGCCAGTCTCCCCGCCCAGTTACCCAAGGTGTTGGGCTGCTAAACCATGAATGCCAGCTTCCCACATTTTGAACAAAAACGCGGGCCGTGACCTTTGTACTTCCCGCTGGTCAGCACTTGGTTGGTGTTAAATTCCGCCTCACAACAACCAGACAAGCCGCGCCTCATCAAGTCCATGTGTCGATCCATTGCCACCTTCTTTGCGGCCAATTCTTCCGCCGAAAATGGTTCGTGCTTATCACAAGTTTGGTGATCTCCGAGGCAAGGCAGATCGCTTACTGGGTATTCGATCCCGATCTCACATGTTTTGTTTTGTATCCCGGTAAAATAACGGCATTTATCGGTTTTGTTTCGCATCGTTTTATCTCCGCGCTGCCCAACAATTTAATGTTTCAATCCACGCCCCCGCGCGGGGGGCGACTAACTCCCGTTGTTGCGGACGCTGTGCGCCGCAGTTTCAATCCACGCCCCCGCGCGGGGGGCGACACTCCGTGAAAGGGTTTTTGTCCAGAGTAGTTTTTGAAGATCAGCGAGCTTGACGCTCCGGACTTGTGCCGCATCAGAAGCTTTTCCTTTGCCGCGGTCTTGCCCAGGGGTTTTCCCGGTTGAGAATATTTTCTTTTCATTTTTCCTCCTCGTGGTAGATCGCTTTGATTTTCTGACAGCTTTTACAGCTGGGTTCCGCGGTGAACCGGTAGAGCCGGTGTTCCCGCAAGAACAGCTGTTGCGACTCGCAGAGGCAGAGTTCAAAAACCTCTTTCTCGGCCTGTTCGATCAGCCAAACGAGCTCTTCGGGGTTGACAATTTCTGCCATCCGCAACGTGCCGCGTTCCAGTTTGTGTTTCATGGCGGTCAATTCTTTTCGTGTCAGCATCTCAGTCCTCCAGTATCGATGCGCCCTTGCCGACGATCGGCAGGCTGTAAAAAGGAGACTTCCCTTTGTATTTCTTCAGGTAGTCGAGAAATTTGATGTTTTCCCTGCCGACCAGGTAGCGGTGGTGATTGAAGGGTGAGTCGAACAGCGGGTAATAATCTTCGACGACATCAAACAGCGGCTCGACGAATTTGCCGACGCCCTGATCGGTGAAGGGCAGTTCAAGTAGGGCCTGATCCGCCTTGTCGATTTCCCGGTAATATTCCCAGACCGCTTGTACACTCAGGAACAGGGTCGGGCCGACCGGTTTCAGCGGGTTTTCGATCGTCCTTGGAGGTTCAAGGGGCAGCTTGCTGCGCCGCGGAACAGACCTGAAGCGGAAGTTGTAGTGGGGCCGCAAAGAACCCTCTTGTAAATCGGAGACGCCAAACCCCGGGAAGACATCTTCCCGGGTTTGCACCAGATCGCTGATGGTTTTGATCTCTCTTGTTTTGTCGGGTGGCTTTTCCCGCAACGCGCCGCCCGCCAGGCTTTTCCTGATTCTGCCAATAATCGAAAGCATGGGTAATCCCCCTCTAGAAAATGCAGTGAAAAAGCTCTTCTTTGGTATAAATCTGACGCAATAGCTTTAGCTTGGTTGTTTCGTTGATATTCTGCGCCCGTTCAACGATTGTGTAGAACAAATCATTGGCTTCCATACTCTTGGTTTCCACCATAATATTTGTCAATGACGGCGCGCAGAAGTTCGCGGAGCCGATCCAAAGTTTATGACCGACTTTCCAGAATTTGGCATGGCAGTTTGGTATGCCATAAACCTCACAACCAATTCGGCGATATTGAAGCATCAGCTTTAGCAGAAGCTCTAAATTGTGTGTGGTTTTCGAGTAGCCGACGTAAAGAGAGACGCTCCTGGCTTTTTCGAGGTGGACGATAATCTCTTGCATATTTTCCGGTGCACTGATGTTCCAAGTTACGATCGACACATGCTTACGTGTGCAGTCTTCAAAAGGTTTGAAAATTGGTGGTAATTTCATTTTATTTTATCCTCCTTATAAGGGTATCCGGGCAAAGCCCGCTGGTTAAGCATCCAATACTGACCGCCTCCGAAGAGGCAGCCAGGGATCGAGGCTTAAGCTGTTTAGAAGTAGTTGCGTTGCAGAGATTCTATTTGCCGCTTCAGCTCCGCGATTTCATCGAGCAGATCCTTGTTGATATCGTCGATAATCTGCGGGGCGTAGTCGTGCAGAAGTTTCTCCCTCAACTTTTTGTAAAGCTTCCTTTTTAGCAGGGCTTGATTGCCGTAGTCCATCAGGCCGTCCATCATCTTATTCCGGTAGTTGGTCCAGCTATCCGTTTCGATATGAACGGCAACGTCGCAGTAGAGGTTTCCAAGGACGTCTTCTGCGGTTTCCAACATTTTTTCCTTGAAGCGATCGATTAGTTTTTGCGCTTCAAGTTTACCCTGTTCGTCAAGCTCCGGGCACATATCGAACTGCTTGTTTGTGTCCATTATTTTTCCCTTTCCTCCTTGTCATAACCCTGCTGCCAGTTGTCGTTCATACAGCTGTCACAGGGCAGGATTTTGATCAGCAATTCATCCTCTCGGTCCGCTGTGGTGTGTTGCAACTTCTCCCCACATTTGAGACACGTCATCTCGACCAGAAAGGGTTTAATAGTGAGTGACGATAGATTCATACTTCCTCCTTGAAAGTAAAAAGCCCCACCAGTAGTCGGTGGGGCTCGTGGTGAATCGATTAGTTTTATGATTAGATCAGAATACCGTTCAGATGGTCAAGCTCGTGTTGGAAGGCCCTGGCGGTCAGCCCGGTCAACTGGTGGCGTCTGGTGTTGTCCGCCTCGACGGTGATTTTGCGCAGCCGCTTGACGCGAGTAATCTTGCCGGGTTGGGAGTAACACCCTTCCTGGCTGGTGACCGGTTGCACGCCGCCGATCAGCCGCGGGTTGATATAGGCTTTGTAATTGCCCTTGACCTTGATCATAATGATCCGCTCCTGAAAGCCGATCTGATTGGCTGCGATTCCGACGCAGCTCATCTTCTCGCCGCTGTCCAGCATTAAGCAGGTGGTGAGCAGCTGTTCGGCGATCGGCCAGGCGGCTTCCAGATCGGTCACCGGCGCGCATACCTTGCTCAGTTGCTCCGGGTCCTTGACAATTGATTCCATGATTGCGTCGAAAGCTGACAAATTAGACTCTTCAAGTTGTGTCTGCATGTGTTTCCTCCTTGGTTGGGGTTAAAGGCTCTCCGTCAAGATCGTCCGTAGCACCAAATGTTGTACCTTTGGACCGGGCGGGACAGCCCCGCCAAGCCGCTAAAAAAGCTGTGGACGATCTATTAGGGCAGGCTTTAACTGCGGCGCATAGGACACCTCCCGGGTAGAAGCGTGGGTTATTGAACAGCCCACAGAATAGCCGAAGCCGGTTTAATAAGCGACAGCGCAGTGGTTGTAAAAGTGTTGCTCCGCCTTCTGATAAGCCGCCCAGATCGCCAAGGCCAGATCAGTCTCCATAAATACCCCAGTTTTGCAGCCAGCAGTCGTCGCAGCGGTCGCTCCAGAAGCCGCAGGGGGTGCAGGTGGTATCATCTTCGAACAGATACCGCTCGCCGAACTTTCTGACCCACTCCTTGTTGGTGAAGGATCGATGTGAAATTTTATAACCCCGTTCAAGGGCGATCAGCGCCTGGATGACGTTCATTGCTCATTCCTTTCATAAGTAATCTGTTCAAGGGCGCGCGCGTACTTGGCTCGAAAAGCTTCTGAGGTCGCTTCTCCGCCGCTTTCTACGACGCGAAGGTATGAGGGTGTCACTTTGAGATGTTTGGCCACCTCAGAGAGCGTCAGGCGGTTTCTCTTGCGGCTGAATTTTATCCTCGCGCCGAGAATTTTGTTCATTTTGGTTTCCTTTCCACGTAGTTGAAGGATTGGCAGGAATTACTCCAGATGGTCAATATTCTCTTCAGACTGGTCATTTTCTCTTTTCGTTTGAGCGAGTGCAGGAGGCGCCTGTTCGCGTCCTGCCTGGCCGCTTCAGCCATAGCTTCCTTGCAGCGATCGTACAGACACATAGGCGCCTCCTGACGGCGTGTCTCCAAAGGTCGTGGGCACTACCTTATACCGGCCGATTTTTGCAGCCGGTTCTCAATGCCTATTTCGGAGAAGGTGGAAAGAGGTAGACCGGCGGGGAGAACGAACACCCACACAAACCCGGCCCGCTTGCTGTTGAAGGTTTAAGAAATGAGATTGATCCACTCGCCGTCTTTGTAGTCGAGTTCCCCGGCGGCGACCAGATCCATAGTTTCGCCGCTCATTCTCTTCCCCGGGCAGTCGGCAGGTAGACTGGACTCAGCCCCGCCGCATACCGAGCAGTCGGCCAACCCGCCCTCACAGACCACACAACGATCATCTTCCGTGCAATAACAGGGAACGTCGACGCCGTAAAGCTTGTGTTTCATGGTGGAAACCTCCTCTTAAGTGTCAAGTCGAAGCGCGCTGACGCCTATTCGCCCGCTTTTACGCCCCCCTTACTCGACCGCTAAGCACAGTTCTCCACCCCAACCCAGCCCGCTTGCCTGCCCATGCCCCTCTATAAAGGTAGAAAAGACCGCTAAAAAGAATTCGTTTCCCCCATACAGCAAAGACAGTTCAGCCCTGCATTCATCACCCCGCAACCATCAGCTTTTCTCCACCTCTTCAGCAGGGCGCCTATCCAACAACAATTCAACTAGGTACTCAATAATAACCCAACCAGGCACCCAATCAGGCACTTAGCAGGCTCATGTGCGGCCTCTCCGCGTGTTCTTCACTGGTTCCTGTGCAGCCCCAGGACGTCCTCAATTCATCCTCGATTCATCCCCGATTCGCTCTCAATTCACTCTCACCAGGCTCATGTGCCACCTTCCGGGAGTCTCTTTTCGACCGATTCCGCCCCGAAATGGACGAAATCGACCTGAAATTACCCTTGTGAAATCATCTATTCGCGGGGTATATCATGCCTTATATGCGAATAGCTGTCGGAAATACATTTTCGAGGAGAGGTTATGTTGAGCGAGCGGAGGATGATTGCGTTGGTGAAGCGGATCGCGGTGAAAGGAATAGAGGATTGCTGGCTGTGGCGAGGGTCACACAACAATGGGAGTGGGTATATTACGGTGGATGGCAGATGCATCTCGGTGGTCAGGGTCGTCTATGCGATGTTCGCCGGCGGTCTGCTGAAGACGCAGCGGGTGAGCCACGTCTGTGGGGAGTCGCTGTGCGTCAACCCCTATCATCTGAGTCAGGCGGGCCGCTTCGCGCTGGAAGGGGACGTCGAGGTGCAGATCAGGGAAGCGGAAGAGACTCTGGCTCAGATCAGAGACAAGGCCGCCTGCCTGCGGATGATCCTGCATCGGTCAACGGATGAAGCTCAGGGTGTGTCAATGGATGAAGCTCAGCGTCCGCGGCCCGAAAAGAAAACAGAGCCGGCCCATGCAGGCGCCGGCTCTTAAGGTCAGATGAAGCTGGCCAGGAAGTAACAGAGGCCGAGCGAGAAGAGGACGAGTAGGAAGAGCAGGCCGTTGATCAGGTACTCTTCCCAGTTTTCCTTGAAGGGTGGCAGGTTACTCATCGCTGTGCCCTCCGCAGCCGGTACATGTAGCTGTCGAGCTTCTTCCCGAAGAGGCGCGTCCAACCCTGTTCGAGTTTCGCTTCAGCTTCCGCGTCGGTGAGATAATGAATAGTCTTGTTGTTTGGTGGCTGCATGTATTTCATGTTTGCCCCTTTGAGAGTCACGGTTATTTTCTGCCCCTGACTGCCGCCCAGAGGACGACAGCCAGGAACGCGAGGATTACGAGTGCTTCCACGTCCTAGAACGGAGGGCAAGCGTCGGCGTCGTCGTGGTACGGCACCTCCTCAAGCGAAGCCAGGTACTCGTCGGTGTTCATCTCCACGGCGGCCGGGATGTAGGCGCCCGGTTTGTGGTCGATGACCTTGAACGACTCGGGGGTCACGTACTTTTCCCCCACGGCCAGTTTCCCCGAGAGCTCGACCGCGATGCCGTCGTTCTTCTGCAGGTTGCCCGGAGCGTTCGGCAACCTGAAAGACTTCGCGTTGCTGTTATTACGCAAACGCGCGGTGATAGTCGTACTTCCATCTTTCTCGGGGAAGCTGGCGTTGACAAAGAGATCTACTTTCATGATGGTACTCCTTTTGTTGGCCCGCAGGCTGGTTGCTTCCTTATCCCGGATGGACAAGGGAAGGTGAATCGGAGACGAAAACCCACACAGTCGGGAGTCTCCTGTCCCCCTGGTTAATCATTGATCACTGTCACCTCTTGGATGGAACAGGCGAAGCCCCCTTTTTCGAGATGCTGCCTGTCCAGAACCGCGGTGGTCGCTTTTGAGTAGACGCCGAATATCCCCGGCTCACAGGAATCACGATGTACGGAATGATAAAACAGGATAAAGATTCTCATGATGATACCTTTCTCAGGCCGCAGCCTGTGTGCAGAGGAACGAAAACCCACATAATCGAAGGACTCCTATCCCCCGCGAGCAGGACCACTGAGCGTAGCCCGCCCCGCCTGCCGTACTGCCTCCTGCGCTGCCCCTCAAGCCCGATGGCCCCCACACCCCTTGCCTACCCCTGCGC